CTGCATGAATTGGTGGTAGTGCTGGCAGGCCCGTCGGGAGTGGTGTCCCGCCGGTCCGGGGAGGGGCCCATTGAGCTACGGCTCTGGGCCCCTTTCTCCTGTCCGGCCTCAGCCGGCCATCCGCCCGTGCCGGGCAGCGCTGCGCCCCGTGGCACCGAACGGGTTGTCAGTCCGCGGGTCCACCGCGGCGCCCTCATCCTCAGCCGCCTCAGCGGGGGCCAGCATGGCCTCGAGGAGCGCGGCCACGTCGTCGGGGGTCATGAGCACCTTCCGGTGCCGCCCCACGCGGTGGGGCAGGCCCTTGTCCTTGATGAGCTGCCGCACGTAGAACCCGGTCATGCCGGTGTCCTCGCCGCCCAGCTCCTCCGCAACCATCTCCGGGGTGCGCAGCTTGGGCAGGGCGCTCATCGGGCCACCTCACGGGCCCCGGTGGCGAACATGAGGGTGAACAGGGAGGCAAGGGCCTCCTGAAACACGGTCTTGGGGGTGGGCTCAGCGGCATGCTTCGCAGCCATGGTTGTCCTCCTGCTGGTGGTGTGGTGTGTGGTGCTGGCAGGCCCGCCCAAGTGCACCCATCGGGTGGTGAGTAACCTCACTGTCACCTTTTGCTAACTTCCGCCACACTGGCGGTCAACTGTGGGGCAACTGGGGCCGGTAGGAGAGAAGTTAGTACAGGTCCGACAAAAACACAACCTAGCAGGTGCACACCATGTCCAACGGCAGCGCGGAATGAGACGGACCTGTCTCTGTGAAAAGCGCACCCAGCATGCTCCGATTCGCACCTGAGTGGAGGTACAGTTTCACCTGACCGGAGCGCGTGCAGGGTGCTCCCGATCACACTGGGAGACACCACCATGCCCCGTCGGATAACCGGCCTCACGCTCGCGGCACTAATCAAGGACCGCAAGGGACGTCGCAGCTACGACCGCCTGAGCGCCGACTGCGGGGGCTTCCCCAACGGCCGGCGCATCCAGCAGATGGCCACCACCTCGAAGAAGATGAGGGCCTTCCCCGACCCGGAGACCATGGTGAACCTCGCGCGCGGCCTCAACTGCACGCCGATGGACGTCCTCGTGGCGGCCGCGAACAGCCTGCACTTCCCCACAAGGGACACCGCGGGCCCCGGCCTCACCATCCCCGGAGGGGAGAGCCTGCCGCCCATCGCGCGGGACGCCCTGCAGTACGTGGGCAGGGCCATGGTCGCCATGACCAACCCCGACGTAGACGCCGCCCCCGTGGAGCTGCAGCTGCCGCAGAGCGCCTACGACCTCGCCGCCTTCGTGCCCGCCGACCCCACGGACGGCGCCTACGACGACGACGACGACGAGGGATACTCCCTCACCCACTGAGCCCCTCCCCGGGCTCGAGCACCGCAATTCCTTACACCACAAGGCACGGCCGCGCCGGGGGGCACGGCCATGCCGCCCCGCCCGGAAAGGTCCACCCCATGGACTTCTCAGACCTACTCGACATGGACATGTACCTGTACCAGCTGGCCGCCACGCTCGGGGTGACGGTCGTGCTCAGCTTCGCCGGACTCCGCCCCGGATGGTGGGGCGGCTACGACCACCTCCGCCGCCGCATCCACCTCCGCCCCGGCCTGCACCCCGTGCAGGCCACCTACGCCCTCGCCCACGAGCTCGGCCACGCCATCTACGGCCACCCCCTCTCAGGGGAGGACCCGCTGCAGGAGGTGGAGGCCCGCCACTTCGCCGCCCGCCTCGTGGTCAACGCCCGCAAGCTCGCAGCCCTGCGCGCCTGCGGGCTCGGAGACAAGGCCATCGCCCGCGCCATGAACCTGCCCGAGGAGGCGCTGCGGGACTACGATGCCTACGTGGCGCCGGCAGCCCCCTCCGGGCCGCCGACGGTGCTCCTCGAGGCCGTCGCCGCCGCCTGAGGGCCCCGCCCCAGAGTTTGCCTGCCAGCACACACCCGCGAGGCGCCCCGAACCACACGGTTCGGGGCGCCTCGTTTTTTCTTGCCCAGACCACTTGACTCGTGGTTTAGCTATGGCATATGCTCTCGTTACCAGCCCGGCCACCGAGGCCACCGACGAGAGGACACCCCGTGAACATTGAGGTCAAGGTCACCAAGCTCACCGACACCGCCGCCCGCGTCACCTTCTACAGCGAGGACGGCCTGCACTTTGTCCTCCCCGACGGCGAGGCCCTGCGCATGCTGGCCGCCGCCGCCATTGCCCGCCACAAGGGGGACGTCATCGGCGACATGGAGCCGTGGAAGCTTGAGCAGCGCACCTTTGACCTCCGCTACGGCAACCGCCTCGTGGCCGTCCTCTCCAAGGCGGCCTGAGCCATGGCCCCGCAGACGACGCGCACCGTGGAGTTCACCCGCTACGGCGGGGACGGGCGCACGGTGGAGTACCGCACCCCCGAGACCCCCTCCGCAACCCTTGCCTACCTCGACCTGTACTCCGACGGCACCGCGGCCGCCGTCGTGCACGACCCCACCACGGACCGCTCGAGGACCTACGACCGCCGCCCCGAGCACCGGGCCCGCGCCATCATCGCCCGCCACCTCCGCGGGCTGGGCTACTTCCCCGGGCCCGTGGAGCAGCTGGACGCCCCCGAGGCCGGCGAGGAGCGCCACGAGGACGGCACCCTCTGGACCGAGGGCACGAACGCCGCCGAATAAAATCTGGGCAGACCACTTGACTCGTGGTTTAGGTCTGGTGTAGAGTCTAGTTACCAGCCCGGGCCGCGAGGCCCACCACCGAGAGGACACAGACATGAACGCGAAGCTCAACGCAGGGGACACCGTGAAGGTCAACGGCGAGGAGGTCACCGTGCAGATGGTCAAGCGCGGCGGCATCACGATGTTCCGCACCGTGACCAAGGAGCACGGCCGCGTGTGGCTCAGCGCGGACCAGATCGACGCCGAGGAGCCCGAGGCCCCCGCCGAGGAGGCACCGGCCGAGGAGCCCGCCCCGGCCCGCACGATCACCCGCTACTGGACCGTGGCCAAGGACCTGCGCCGCAAGTACCGCGGCGCCTACGAGCGCGGCTGGAACCACTCAAACGACGCCGACTGCGACGACCGCAGCCTCGACAACAACCCCTGCAGCGGGGACCTGTACTGGGCATGGGAGGACGGGTACCTCGACGCCGCCGCCGGCCGCGAGCACGGCCACCTCCTCACCGAGCACGACCACAACCTCTGCCCGTAGCCACCCCACCCGCCCGGGCCCGCGAGGGCCCGGGCGGCCCTTCCACGAGAGGAAACAGCACAGCCATGCCAGCACGACCGAAGCCGATCCCCGAGCTCCTCACCCTCGCTGACCTGTCCCGCGAGACGGGCATCGCCCACCGCACCCTCAGCGCGTGGAACAAGGGCGGGAAGATGCCGCGCCCTGACCTGCACGTGAACGGCCGCCCAGCGTGGGCCAGAGCCACCGTGGAGGACTTCATCGCCTCCTACCGGGGCGCCGCCGGCGGCCGCGGCCGGCCGATCACACCGCCCGGCGCCTGAGCAGCCCGATGGCGTCCGCCGCCGAGCGCTCCTGCCGCTGGATGAGGTGCCCGTAGATGTTCGTGGTCGTCTGCGTCGACTCGTGACCGAGCCGGCGCGAGACGGTGAGCATGGGCACCCCCGCCGCGAGCAGGAGCGAGGCGTGGGTGTGGCGGAGGGAGTGGATCGTGGGACGCTCCCGCAGCACGCCCTCCTTGATGGCCTTGTCCACCGCCGGCCGCCAGACCCGCGCTTGGAAGTTGCTGTAGTGCAGCTGCCCGCCCTCCACCCCGCGCAGCACGAGCTGCCCGAGGCTCATGTCCCGCACCTGCTCCGCCAGCATGTTGGCCAGCCCCGGGTCGATGGAGATGTCCCGCACCGAGCGCCTGGACTTCGGCTTGGCGAGGTAGTGGGTGGCAGTCTCCCCGCGCTTCCACGCCCGCACGACCGAGAGGAACGGCGGGTCGGTGTCCAGCGAGAGGTCCTCGACCATGAGCGCGCTCGCCTCACCCCACCGCATGCCGGTGGCGAACAGCAGCTCAGGCACGAGCTTCCACTTCTCCGGGAAGCACGCGAGCAGGCCCTCGTACTGGGCGAGGCTGAGGAACCACAGCTTGTCGTCCTCGCGGTGCTCGCGGTCGGGCAGCCGCACCCCCTTGCACGGGTTGTCCTGCCGGATGCCGTCGTGCACCGCCGTCGTCATGGCCGCCGACAGGAGCCCGTGCACGTTGGCGATGGACTTCGAGCGCATGCCCGCCTTGTGCAGCCCGTTCACCCAGTCCCGCACCTGCAGCGCGGAGAGCGCCTTGGCCGGCACGTCCCCGAGCCGGGGCACGATGTGGTTCACCGCGTCCCGCCGGTAGTCCCTCAGCGTCCGCGGAGTCACCCCCGTGCGCGAGTCGATGTGGCGCTCGAGCACCTCCTCCACCGTGGGCCCGCCCAGCTGCGCGTCCATGGCCGCCCGCGAGGCCAGCTTGTAGCTCTGCCCGTTGGAATTGAGAAAGCGCACCATCTGGCGCGCCCGGTGCTTGTCATCGATTGCCTGAGACGTTTCCCTGCCCGTCTCCCGGTCCCTCCAACGGACGTAATAGACGGTCCTGCCGTCCTTCTTCTGGTACTCACGGATGCTCGCCAAGGCTCACCTGCTAGGGGTAGTTTTTCCACCGGACAGGCTCTCTTTTACACGAGCCCCGAATCTCCCGCAAGATTCCGGGGGTTTTCAGAGCGGCCGACGGGAATCGAATCCGTCAACCGGCCCGTCATTCCGCCGATCTTGCCCTGATACTACGCGGAGTTGCCCGCGAGTTGACGAGGAGTTGCCCCCACTGCTGGGTGCTCGGATCGTGGAAATTGTCCACCACCCCTCCTCGGGGATACCCCTACGGGGTACGGGTACAGAAATTAGTTAGACCAACCGCTTGACTCGTGGTTTAGCTTTGGCATAGTATCTAGTTACCAGCCCGGCCACAGAGGCCAAACCGAGAGGATAAAGACATGGGACAGTACGGCAGCCTGCAGAACCTCATGATGAGCGGCAACACGGCCACCACCCCCGAGGTGGGCATGGGAGCCACGATCCTCCTCTACACCGACCGCCACGCCGCGACCGTCGTGAAGGTCTCCGCCAGCGGCAAGGAGGTCACCGTGCAGCGCGACAAGGCCACCCGCCGGGACGGCAACGGGATGAGCGACGCGCAGAGCTACGACTTCACCCCCGACCCCACCGCCGCCGAGGAGGTCTACACCCTGCGCAAGAACGGCGCATGGGTCCGCAAGGGCCAGAGCCTCAGCTCCGGGACCAAGCTGCGCCTTGGGAGCCGCAGCGAATACTACGACTACAGCTTCTGACCACCACCCCGGGGGCCCCGCGAGGGGCCCCCGGACCCACCCTCAGCCCGCCAGCACGAGAGGACACCACCACCATGAGCACTGAACCCACCACCCCCGAGCGCAAGCGCCCCCCGATCCGCCTCACCGCCGCGGCCGCCTCGAGCGCGACCTACGGCTGGGTGGCCGCGAAGCCCGAGAACGCAGGCAAGACCCCCGCCGAGCTCCTGCCGCTGGCGAAGGAGCTGCTCGCCGGCATGATCCGCAAGGGCGCCTTCATCATCACGGACGCCGAGGGCGCCCGGTGAGCGCCGCGGAGCAGGAGGCCGCCGTCGAGGCCCTCACCGGCCAGATTGAGGCCGCCCGGGTGCTGCACGGGTGGAGCGCGCACAAGATCGCGGAGCACCTCGTGGCCGCCGGCTGGGTGGACCTCAGCGACGACGACGAGGAGCAGGAGCCCGCCCCGGAGCACCCCTGCAGCGAGTGCGGAGGGGACACCGAGGAAGGGGATTGGGTGCACTCCGGGTATGGCATGTGCGCCTCGTGCCTGCACAACGCCCTCCGCTCAGGCTGGGAGCCCGGAGCGTGAGCGAGGTGGAGGTGCTGGCCGCGGAGATTGACGCCGCCCGCATCGACTACGCATGGACGCCCCACGCCATGGCCCAGAGGCTCATCGACGCCGGCTGGACGCGCCCGGCCACCCGCGGGGAGTGGGGAGTGCGCATGCTCCTGCAGAGCGGGCGCACGTGGACCCTCCGCTACGGCAGCCGCGCCGAGGCCGAGCGGCAGGTCCGGCGCGACCCCGAGCGCCGCACCCTCGTGCGCCGGCGCCGCACGCCCGAGGCCGCCACGGAGTGGGAGGAGGTGGCTTGACTCGTGGTTTAGGTGTGGTGTATCGTCTGGGTAACGGCCGGGCACCACACCGGCCACCGACGAGAGGACACACCATGGTTGAGGAACAGACTGCAGGCCAGCTCAAGCGCGGCGACCGCACCCGCATCTGGGATGCCGAGGTGATCGTGGTCAAGACCGAGGCCATCGTGGCCGAGGGCGTCACCGCCGTGAGCTACGTCAGGGCCGCCGACGCCGACCTGCCCCGACCCCGCGTGTTCCGCTCCTCGTTCAGCACCGACATGGAGGCGTTCACGGTGCGCGGCAACATTGCCGACGCGATCAAGCACCTCAGCTGAGCCCGAGCACGCCGAAAGGGCCCCCGGACACCGCCCCCACGAGGGGAGCGGGCCGGGGGCCCAGTCGGTTCCAGAGGGTGGTCAGGCCGCGACGTTCGCGCCCGGGTCCTTGCCCATGACCGCACCCACCGAGGGGTCCAGCGCCGGCGCGGCCGGGGCGGCCGCGGGAGCGGCAGGCAGCGGCAGCGGCACGACGTCAGCCAGAGGCGCGTCCAGCGCCGCGGGAGCGGCCGGCGACGGCGTGGTGGGGGCAGGGGCAGGGTCAGGAGCCACAGACGCGGCAGGAGCGGCCACAGCGGCCGGGCGGGAGCCGATGGCGAGGAGCGCAGCCGTCGCGCCCGAGGGGCGCCAGATGCCGAAGTGCGAGCCCACGGACACGAGGAAACCGGCCGCAGCGTTGAGCGAGCCCTGCACGAAGTCGAAGGGCACGTTGCGGTCGTGCGCGGCGAGGGCGCCCGTCACGAGCGTGACCACCGCCGTGAGACCGGCGAGCAGGAGGAACTGATCCTTGCCCGGAGTGAGCTTGGTCGTCACGAGCCCGACCACGAGGGGCAGCACGAACTGCAGGACGAACGCGAGGGCCGTCCAGACGTCGAAGTGGATGGACATGAGGGGGTTCTCCAATCGGGTGGTGAGGGTCAGGCCGGCAGGTTGAGGACCTGACCGGGGTAGATGGTGTAGGGGTCCCCGATGCCGTTGAGCGAGGCGATGGCCGTCCAGTCCACCCCGAACTGCGCGCCGATGCTCGAGAGGCTGTCACCGGCCTGCACGATGCACTGGGACGGGTGGGAGGGGGCCGCGGGCGCCGCCGCAGCGGGGGCGCCGTGGAGGGCAGCCGTGTCAGCCCCGGCCGGCAGGTTCAGCGACTCACCGGGGTAGATGCTGTTCGGGTCCGTGATCTGAGGGTTGACGGCCTCGAGCTTGTCCAGCCCGACACCCACCTGCGAGGCGATCCCCGAGAGGGTGTCGCCGGCCTCCACCACGGCCGCGCCCTGCAGCACCGCCGGCGCCGGGGCCGGGGCGGGAGCGGGAGCCGGCGCGGGGGCGGGGGCCGCGTGCGCGCCGCCCTGCGTCAGGGCCGCGTAGGCCCGCCACGCCGCCTCATCCCCGTAGAACACGGAGAGGTCGAGGTTGCCCGCCCAGCCCGGCAGCTGCCCGGAGGCGGTGTACTGCCACATGGCCACGAACGGGAAGTGCGGCACCGGGGCGAGCCCGTTCGGCACGTTGAAGCCCTGAATGGGCTGGTAGCCGAGGACGTAGGCCGCCACCCAGATGCCGTATCCGGCCTGAGCCACCGGCGTCCAGTCGGCGCCGTTGGCGGTGCCGTGGGACATGTAGATGAGGGGCACGACGCCGGTACGGGACTTCACCCGGTTCAGCCACGTCAGGGACCACTGGACGTCCAGCGCGTTGTCCGACTCGTTGTCGAGCACGAGGATGGTCTCGCCGTCGAGGTAGCCCTGAATCGAGTCCACGAAGTGGTCCGCCTCGGTGATGGCGTCACCCGCGCAGCCGGCCTCGTGCGCGAAGTGGTAGACCCCGCGGAGGAGGCCGAGGCCCTTGGCCTGCTGGAACTGCCCGTCGCACGCGGAGGCCACGAAGGACGTCCCGCCCGTGGCCTTCATGATGGCCGCGTTCGCGCCGAGCTTGGAGAGGTCGATGCCCTGCTGGTAGCCCGAGAGGTCTACGACGTTCAGAGTCATGGTGTCTGCCTTTCATTGGGGGTGGTGGTCGTGCTGGGTGAGAGCGAGGCGTGGAGCGCGGTGGCGATGGCATGCACCTCGCCCACGAGGGAGGCCTGCGCGGACAGCTCCACGAGCACGACGTCGTGCGTCTCGCGCACGAGCCGGTCCATGGACTGCTGGCCGCGGTTCTGGCCGGTCTGGATGACGGCGAGGAGGACGAGCTGCAGGAACGCCTGAGCAACCCACGTGGCCACCGCCGTCACCGGGGCCGGGAACAGGCCCGGGGTGGCGACGATGGCGAGGGCGGCGAAGCCGAGGGCGCACCACGTGGTGCCCACGGCCGCGGTGATCCTGTCGGCGCCGGCGTCGAGGGCAGCGTTCAGCCGCCCCCACGCCGCACGGGCTCTGGGGGGCATGGAGGGCTCCTCTCAGGGGCCGGGGTGGGGTGGGTCGTTGTGGCCCAGCGCGGCCGCGAGGAGGCGGGCGAAGTCCTCGAGGCGGCCCTCGAAGCCGTCGAACCGGGCGCCCATGGTGTCCAGCCGGGTGTTCACCCGCCGCTCGAGCTCGGTGAGGTCCGCCCTCGTGCCCACCACGGCGTCCTTGAGGGAGCCGCCGTGGTTGAACTGGACTTCTGCCTTCACCTCCTGCAGCTCCACCGCGTGCTTGTGGAGGAGGGTGAGGGCCCCGGGCTTCTCAGGGGCCCCGTCGCGCGCGGGGTGGCCCACGAGGTCGTCCATGGCATGCCCGGCGCGGCGGCCGAGGCGCCACAGCTTGGGACCGATCCACACCGCCGCGGCCGCCCCGATCACCCACCACCCGATGCCGGGCTGGTCCTTGAGGTACGTGACGAGGAAATCGACCACGGCTCTCAGCCCAGCTTTGTGATGCGGACGCGGGAGCTGGCGGTCCACGCGGCCGCGCGGGAGGCCGTCTGGAAGATGACGTTCTGGCCGGCGTTCACGAAGCCCGTGGCCACAACCCCGGTCGTCCACGAGACCGCGCCGCTGAACACGGACTCTGTGGCGACGTAGGCGCCCGAGGAGCTGTTGAGGATGTTCTTGGCCATCGTGGGCGGGGCCGCCGTCGAGCCCGTCAGGAGGAGCTCGAACAGGTACAGGCCGGCCGCGGAGAGCGTGCACCCGTCTTGGATGAAGCCGCCCCACCACGTGGAGTAGTTGAAGCTGTTGGCCTTGTCGATGCTCAGGTTTCCGGTGGGGCCGATGCCCCACGCCGCGCCCGAGCTCGGGTAGGACATGTTCGTGCCCGTGAACTCCACGTGCTCGTAGTCGTAGGGCACGGCCACGTTCGTGATGTTCGACGTCGTGATGGATGGCGCGTTGGCCGCCACGGCCACGTTGGCGAGGAGGAGGCTGTTCGCCGGGACGGCCGGCGCGGCCGGGGTGGCCGCCGGCACGCCCTGAACAACCTGCAGCGCGCCGCTGTTCAGCGTGCCCGAGTAGAAGGCGTCGTTGACCGTGGCCACCACAATGTCGATGCGCGGGTTGTTCGCGTCCGGCGTGCCGATGGGCAGGGTCACCGCGGCGTCGTTGAGGCCGAAGTAGAGGCCCTGCGTTGACCACGTGGTGCTCGGCAGGTTGCCGAGGTTCGTGCCGGGGATGAAGCACCGGCCGACGCCGACCTGCACCTGCAGCGAGGCCGTGGCCGTCTGCGCCACCGCGAGGTCGCCGTACTGGACGAGCCCGCCGTTGTTCGGCACGACGGCGGAGAGCGCCTGCCGGAACAGGGCGGCGGAGTGGGAGGCGTTCTGCAGCGCGTAGGGGACGGCACTGAACGTCATGGAGTGCTCCTCTCAGGGCATGAGAAAGCCCCGCAGAGGCATCTGCGGGGCCGGGGTGGGGGTGGAGGTGCCCGGAGGCGTCAGGAGGGCTCTGGGGCCGGCGGAGCGGCCGCCAGCGGGACGAACTTGGGCTGGACGGGGGAGAACGCGAGCGAGTCCACCCCGGTGGCCGGGTCGATGCGCACGCGCGCGGCCTTCACGAGCCACCAGAAGCCCGTGCCGGCCGGGCCGTAGACGGTGAACTGTCCGCCCTGCACCGGGTCGCACGCCAGCGCGGGCGCCGTGTAGGGCGGGGTGGTCACGGTGCCGTCCGGGTTGGTCACCGGGGCCGGCGCGACGTACTGCGGGGTCACGAGGACCGCCCGGCTCGCTATGTCCGTGAGCGCCTCGAAGTAGGCCGGCAGGGCCACCACGGTCTGCCCGGTCGCGTCGAGCACCCCGGAGCCCCAATACTCCACGCCATTGACCGGGGACTCCGTGGCCGCGTGCTGCAGCGACAGCGAGGGGTCCGTGGGGTGGTCCATGAGGAATGACTTGGTACCGGAGACCGTCTGCGCGCCCGTCACAGTCAGGTTGCCGTTGACCTGCACCGCCCCGCCCGTGTCCGGGTTCAGCACGACGTTGCCGCCCGAGCCGGCCGCGGCGTTGAGGTACAGCGTGGCGTCCGCCGTCAGCTGCCCGTTGTTCAGCGGGCCCGTCCGCAGGAGCATCTGCACGGCCTGCTCCATCGCCACAAAGCGGCGGGCGAAGTCGTGATCTTGGGACAGGAGCGAAGCTGCCATGACTGCCTCTCAGAAGGTCACTGGCCGGTTGAGGGTCAGCGTGTAGGAATAGTTGCCGTCCTCGCCCGCCGTGACCTTGTAGGCCACGATCCGCCACCACTCATCGAGCCCCTGCGGGAAGCGAGGCTCAGGCTCGGTGGTCACGTGCACCTCGTCACCGACCATGAACGAGCCCAGCGGCATCGGCTCGTAGTCCACCGGGAGCGTCACCGTCGGGGCCGATGCCGGCTTCTGCAGGAGCTGCATGAGCCCGTTGGCGAGGGCCTGCAGGTGCGCCTTGGAGGTCACCTGCGAGAACTGGATGACCTGCTCGAGGAGCGGCATCTGCCCCTTGGCCCCGATGGGCACCTGCCCCCACGCCTCAGCGCTGGGGGCCGAGCCCACCCCGGCCGTCGAGCCGAGGGCCACCACGTGGTTGCCTGACTGGGTGGCATCCGTGGGCCACGTCCACTTCTGCGCGGCGGAGAGGACGAGGCTCAGCTGCGAGGTCGCTGAGGACCGCCCCGCACGAGGGGCCGCGATCACGAGCGTGTGCCGCGGCACCCTCGTGGTCGGGTCGATGGCGTCCTCCACGTAGTAGTCCACCCCGCCCGTGCCCGGCACGAGCCCCGCCGTCATGTCCGAGATGATCTGCCCCGGCGTGGTGTGGTTCGCGGAGAGGTAGTTCGGGGTGATGGCCGCGGGCTGCTGCGCGATGGCCAGCCGGGTCAGAAGTCCCCGGTTGGCCCCGTTGCGCGCCTGCACGTCGTTGACGACGTTCTGGATGAGCTGGGTGGGGGTGACCGAGGTGTTGTAGTTCTTCCAGTTGGACACCTGCGTGAAGTAGCTCGTCAGCCCCTTCCCCGTCAGCGTGAGGTCGAGGGTCTCGCTCGTGCGATCGGTCCCCCAGCACGCCCCGCTGTAGAAGGCCCGCTGCTGCGCCTCGTCCGTGACCACCACCTTGAACGGGGTGCCCCCGAGGCCGAGGATGGTGGCGCCCTTGTCCACGTCCCCCTGCCCCCCGGTCAGGGGGAGCACGGACTTGTAGGCGCCGGCATCGTTGAGCCTGTTCTCGAACTCGAGCCCCCGCACCGGCAGCTCGGTGATGAGGTCCGCCGAGTTGATGTCATAGGCGAAGGCGCGGAACTGCACCGGGCTGCCCCCTTCTCAGAGCGTCGAGTAGGTGTTGAACAGGTAGGCCGTGAGCGTGCCGGCCACCGAGGCCCCATCCGTCGAGGCGAACTGCAGCGTGCTCGAGCCCGGAGGCAGGAGGAACCACTGCGAGCCGCCGGCCACCGCGGTGTTCCGGTTCACCCCGTTCAGCCGCACCACCTTGCTCTGGGTGTCCACCACGAGGACGTCACCGGAGCCGAGGACGAGGTTGATCTGGATGAACTGGCCCGTGAGCGCGTTCACGATCCGGGGATTCGTGACCGGGCCCGTGATCTTGTAGAGCGGCGCCGCGTCATACAGGCCGCCGTTCGTGACCTGCATGCTGTTCGAGGACGACGCGCCGAAGGCGAGGTTGAACGTGGCCGGGAACGTCGCCCCCGAGGTTGCCGTGGCCAGCCCCACCGTGGCCGACTGCACCATGGCGCTCTCGTAGAGGAGCCCATCGGGAACCACCCACTGGGTGGCCACGTGCGCCTCCCCGTAGGAGTACGCCGCGTCGATGGGAGTCCCCGAGGCCTCCGGGTAGCCGAGCAGGATGAGCTGGTTCACCCCGGGGATCTTCACCTGCAGCGCCGAGACGGGCAGGGAGCCGCCGACGGCCTGCTGGTTCAGGTACCCGCCCGAGGTCATGACGTACTTGGAGGGGTCCTTGATCCGGGTGAACGCCCGGGCGAGCGGCAGGAGCGCCGGCCGCATGCCCCCGGGAGGGTTGTAGGCGCCGAAGCCGATGTTCACCACGCGGTCGCCGGCGAAGTTCAGCGTCGGCGTCGTGCCGTCGCCCTGCCCGCGCGCCGTGGGGGCGCCCCGGCCGGACACGAGCTGCAGGAGGCCCGTGATCGACTCGAGGAGCACCGGCACCGTGGCATCCGGGCCCGGGCCGATGATCGTGCCGTCCGGCAGCTGGACGCTCCAATCCTGCAGCGGGATGCTCAGCGTGGCCGTCGAGGTCGAGGCATCCGCCCCGCCCGTCCACCCGTAGGACCACGTGCCCGGCGGCGAGTACGTGGCCACCGTGGAGCCCGCCGTGGTGCCGTCGAAGTACGTGCCCGACGAGGTAGAGGTCTCGATGAGAATGTCATCCCACCACACGTCTCCGCCGCCGGCGAGAGTGCCGTTGTAGAGCCGCAGGGACAGGTACACCGTGGCATCCGTGAGCGTGAAGGTGACCGACACCCGGGTGGCCCCGGCCGCGTTCGCGGGCTGGCTGCTCATGGTCGAAACGTTGTCGTGGTAGACCACGATCCTGCGGTCTCGGTGTGCCCCGTCGAGCGAGCCCGTCTGCGCGGCCGGCAGATAGACCGTAGCGGACACCGTGTAGGTCACCCCGGACTGCCAGCCGCCCGCCGGGACGAGGGAGTGAACGTAGGCGCAGGAGTCCATCGAGGACGGCGAGGTGGGCGTGATGCGCAGCGAGTGGCCGCGCGAATTGTTCCACGCCGACGACTGGTAGACGGCGGCGTTGCCCGCGCCGACGCCCACGAGGGCGGGCGCCTGCTGGTAGGACGTCGAGGCGTTCGCTGCGCCCGACCATGCATAGGTGTAGTCACCGGACGCGGCGGTGCCACCGTCGTAGTAGGGGCTCAGCGTGCCGAGGTTTCGCTCGACGATAATCTCGTCGGCGTAGAAGTAATCCGTGGCAGCCCACGAGGTGGTGGGCAGGAATCCGAACCCGAAGCTGCCTGAGGGATCGGCCTGTGCCGAGGTGAGCGTGATCGAGCCGACGAGCTGAGTCCACTGCCCGGCCGGGCACGAGACCGCGGAGCCGCCGCCCCCGCCCACGTAGGTCGGGGTTGTGCGCTCGAAGTAGGGCTGGATGCTGATGGTCGAGGACGGCCGGACCCACACCGACCACCGCACGGTGTCGCCGGTGGCGAAGCCCGGGTTGGATACGAGGCACTTGAGTCCGGCGACACCGGCAGCTGTCATTGCCAGCTTGGCCGAGGAGGTGCCGCTGTGGAACACGGTCGAGTCGAGCGACTTAGTGGTGCTGGACGAGCCCGAGCCGAGGGCTACCCAGTTGGGAAGCCCGCTGGCCGCTGCGCCCGGGTCGAGCGCGAGGTTCGTGCGGACGTTGACCGTCCCCGAGGCCGCCTCGAAGGAGGGGTTCGTCGCAAGGTTGGTCCGAGTCTGAATGACCGTGCTCATGCGACGGCCCCCTCCTTCTGTGTTCGGTTAGGACAGCTGGCGGAGCTCCTGCCCCAGCTGCGAGGCGATCTGGCGAGGTGATGCGTTCGTGACCGCGGTGAGGTTCACGAGCACGGACGTTCCCCCGCCCCCAGCGGCCGCGGACGGCCCCGCAGAGCTCCCGGAACCGCCCGAGTGGGCCGGCGCCCGCACCGGGCCGTGCGAGCCCGGCAGAGGGGCCGTCCCGGCGTTGAGCTGCTCGAGGTAGCCGGGCCCGTACTTGTCCACGGATGCCGCCCGGATGACGTACTCGCCGTCCGAGAGCATGGCCGGGATCGAGTCGCTCGTGCTCGTGCCCGGCCCGGACACGAGCCCGCCCGGGTCACCGCCGCCGGCGAGGTAGACCGCCCCGCCGCGGGCCCGGTGGATGGGCCCACCCATGGCCCGGGCCACCGAGTGGCCGGACTTCATCGCCGTCGCCTGCGCGTTGGCGTACTGCCCCGGGTCGAGCCCGCCCTCGTTGTTCACCTGCACGTCCACCACGACGGTCTTGGTCGTGGGGATGGCGTTCACCGCGTCGGTGGTCTCCTGCGCCTTCTGCTTGGCGTAGTCGTCCATCCACGTGTGAATGTCCACGCCCGGCGGGATGCCCATGACCTGCCGTGCGAGGTCATCCGCCTTGCCGCCCGTGATGCCCATCTGGTGCCCGGCATCCACGAGGTGGTTGTAGGTGTCCGTGAGCGCCTGCTGAACCTGCTTCTCAGCGTCCACCCCGGTGCCCTTGATGCTGTTCGCGTAGTCGAGGCCAGACCGCATGACGGCCTCGTACTTGTCGTTCAGCGTCCGGCCGGCATCCGTGGTGAGGTCGAAGTCGGTCTTTTGCTTGTTCAGCGCCCCCTGCAGGCTGCCGCCCGAGGCCACCACGTCGTCCATGGCCTTCTTGGCGTCCTGCATGGCCGCGTTCGACTTGGACTGGGCATCGCGCTGATTCACCGTGGCGAGGCCGGCCTCCTCCATGCCCGAGCGCACCTTGTCGAGGTCCGTCACGAGCCCGTCAGCGGACACCCCGGCGTCGTCCAGAGACTTCTTGAGCTGCGGGGTGATGGGCTGCACCCGCCCCGCCGCGTCCGTGAACTTCTCGGTGGAGCTGGCCGCGTCCATCATCTTCTGCGGCACCTGCCCCATGGCGTAGGCCAGAAGCTCCTGCTGGGAGAGGGTCACCCCGGCCGCGGCTGCGGAGTCCTTGAGCGCCGCCGAGTAGCCCGGCATGGCGTCGAGCGCGTCCTGCGCCGACTTGCCGTTCTTCACGAACTCCTGCGCCAGCTGGTCGAAGGACTTGGCCGCCACGTCAGCGGACCCGCCCTGCACCATCTGCCCCAGCTGGTCGCCCATGGACTTGAAGCGATCCTGCAGCTGCCCCACGTCAGACTTGGCGAAGCCGAGCGACTGCCGCAGCCCGTCGAACATGTTGTTGAAGCCGCTGTAGCCGTCCTGATGGGTCAGCTGGTGCACCGCGTCATCGAGCCCGGAGACGTTCACGATGGCCAGCCCCGCCGTGGTGTCCCACTTGTCGAACTGCCGGTCGAGCTCCATCTTGCCGACCTCGGAGCCGGCCTCGGAGAAGTCCGCGAGGGCCTTCTTCATCTTGTCCGTGTCCACCGTGGCGTGCTCGGTGGTGGCCGCGAGGAGCTGCAGCCCGATGACCGCGGCGCCGGCCACGCCGGCGATGCCGCCGAGCGCCGGCAGCGCCTTGCCCACCGCCCCGCCGAAGCGGGTCATCTTGGTCGCGCCCTCCTCCGCCGCCACCTCAGCGTTGGCGAAGCCGATCTGGAACTCGGAGCCCATGGTGATGGCCGTGCGCCCCATGTCGATGAGGTTGGTCACCGCGCCCACAGCCGTCTTGCCCAGCTTGATCCCGAAGTTCACCGCCGAGATGGTGAGCGCGCCGCCGATGATGCCGGCCGCCGTGAGCAGGATCGGGTTGCCCGTCTCGAAGCCGTGGAACAGATCGGTGATGCCCGAGAGGAGACCCTGCGCCGCCGGCATGAGCTTGTTCCCCAGCTCGATGCCGAGGTTCGCGGCGGCCTGCTTGGTCATGTCCAGCTGCACGGAGAACGTCTGCTGCGTGTCCGCCCACGTGGAAATGTCCTGCCCGTTCTGCTTCTCCGCGTCGGTGATGGCCTGAATGTTCCGGGTGAAGTCATCGGCGTTGTTCATGAGGAGCATGAGCGCCGTGCGGGCGCCCGTGATCCCGCCCGCGGCCTTGGCCCACGTGCCCACGTAGGTCTGCACCGCCGGGTTGCCGGACTTGAGGAGGTCGTTGACGCCGAGGGTGTTCTTGGCCAGCCCGAGGAACTGCCCGCCGAGGGCCGCCGCCGAGCCGCCGGTGTCCTTGTAGCCCTTCTGGTAGTCCTTGAGCGTCACCGTGCCGTCGAGGAAGCCCTGCGAGAGCTTGGCGAGGTCCGGCGGCATCTGCGCCATGATCTTGTGGAGGTCCTGCGTGGCCGACGCGGACTTCTGCATGGTGGAGGAGACCACCTCGCCGTCCTTGCCCATGTGGCCGGTGATCTGCTGATTGATCATCTGCAGGGAGCCGAGCAGGCCGCGGCCGCCGTTGAGGTCACCGATGTGCGCGGAGAGGTCCTGCACGTCGATGCCGAGCTGCTGCATGGCCTTGGAGGCCACGTTGTTCGGCCGCTGCAGCTGCATGAGCATGTTGGCGAGGTTCTGGGACGCCTGCTGCGCGGACATGCCGTGCTGCGTCATCGTCGCAATGGCGCCGCCCACCTGCGCGAAGCTGATGCCCGCGGTCGAGGCGGTGGGCACGATGGCCGCCATGGACGAGGCGAAGTCCTGCATCGACGTCTTGGCCGCACCGGAGGCCGCCACGAGCCCGTTCGTGACGGAGACGGCCTGATCGGCCTTCTTCCCGTAGTCGAGCATGACGTCGGAGACGGCCTGCGTCATGGTGCCGAGGTCCACGTTCTCCGCCTTGGCGCCCTCAGCCGCGGCCTTGAGCACCTTGAGGCCATCCGCGCCCCGGTAGCCGGCCTTCTCCATGACGTACATGCCCTCGGAGAGCTGCTCGGTGGAGGTGCCCGTGCTCGCGGCGATGCCCATGATGCCGTTGCGCACGTTCTCGAGCTGCGCCTTGGACTCACCGCCAGCCGTGACGAGGAGCTCGGTGGACTTCTGGAACTTGGCCGCCTCCTCAAGCGAGGCGATGCCGATGATGCCGAAGGCCGCGATGGACACCCCGGAGACGACGTTGGCGGCCTCACCGATGGACTTGAACGCTGCCGCGTGCTTGGCCGCCATGGCCTCAGAGGCCGCGCCGGCCTTCCCGAAGGCGGCAATCTCCTCGTCCTCCGCCGTCTTGACGGCGAGGGCGGCCTCCTCCTGCGCCGTGGCCGTCGCCTTGGCCGCGGCGACCTGCTCCTCCTGCGCTGCCGTGATGGCGGCCGAGGCCTTCTCCATCGCGGCGGCCTGCTCCTCAGCGGCAGCCTGCGCCTCCGCGGCGCCCTTGGCGAGCGCCTCGTTGACGAGCTGGATGCCGCGGACCTCCTGCTCCGCCGCCGCATCCATGGCCGCGGCCACCTTCTCAGCCGCGGCCGTCTCAGCCTTGGCCGCCGCCTCAGCCGCGGCCACCTTCTCGTCAGCGGCCACCTTGGCAGCGTCAGCGGAGGTGCGCGCCGCAGCGGCCTCCTCCCGAGCGGCCGCCGCAGCGTCAGCGGCGAGCTTGCGCGCGGAGACGCCCACCCGCTCGAGCTCCGCCACGGCCTTGTGCCCGTCCGCGCGCAGCTCGAGGAGGACGGGAGGCAGGAAACCGGACATGACGGGGCCCCTCTCTCAGGGTCAGAAGCGGAGGGCCCGCGCCCACGACTGCGCCGCCATGCTGTCGAGCACGGGGCGGAGCCGCTTCACCGCGGGACCGAAGTAGGGGTAGGAGCCGGTGGGGTACAGGCCGAGCTCCACCCGGCGCCCGTACCGGGCAGAGGGCCCGACGCGCGTTGTGAACGTCGCCGGGCCCTCCATCCGTATGCCGTCCGAGTGGATGCTGCGGCGGAGGTTGCCGGTGACGACGTTGGGGTAGTTGTTCGCGTTCGGCACGTGCGGCTGCCCGCGCTTGTGCGAGCCCGAGAAATTGGCCTGCGCCTCACGGATGAGGGCCATGGAGCCCAGCTCCACCATGGAGCGCGCGGCGAGGGCGGCCTGCGCCTGCCCCCGCGTGAGGGCGGCCTGCAGGTCCCCGAAGCCGCGGAGCGTCATGCCGTTCAGCGCAGTCACCCGAGCACCACCTCTCGCGGGCCCGGGCCCGCCTCAGAGCGCTCCGCCGGCGCCGGCGGGGCCTTGACCGCGCGCTCCGCGGCCTCGAGCCTCAGCACCCCCTCCACGACGTAGGCGGGGGTGTCGAGGTAGTCCTGCCAGCTGCCGCCGTAGGCCTTGGCCCACGCGCGGAACCTCAGGAGGTCTTGGACCTTGCCGGGGACTTCCGCCCACGGCCGCTCGCCCCGGAGCCAGTCTTGGTACTTCCGGAGCGCCCAGAAGGGGAATCGAGGTCCTCGAGGGTCGCCGGCGAGGGCTCGTACTCCTGCCACACCTCGAGCCCGTTGGCCACGCGGCGGATGGCGGTGAGGAGCGCATCGGCCACGCCGATGGGAAGGTCCAGCGCCTTGTCCACCGTGGTGGGCAGCGGCAGCGGCAGGGACCACTCCACGACGTAGGCGGGGATGAGCGCGTAGTCGAGCATGTTCAGGAACTCAGCCTGCTCGAACGTGAGCGTGACGTCCGGGCCGGCGAGGCTCTCGTCAGTCTCCGCGCGCCCGTCCGGGAGGGTCACGGTACGGGCCTGAGCGATCTTGACGGTCAGCTCTTGGTACTGGGTGAGCAGGGCCTTGTAGGGCAGCTGCCGGCGCGGAGTGAGCTCGCGCTTGAGGAGGATCGTGGCGCTCTGGCCATCCTCGAGGGGAATGGTGATGGGCACGGGAGGGTCCTTTCCTGCACTGGATGGGGGGGACGACGAGGGGCCCCGGCACACGTGCCGGGGCCCCTCAGCCTCAGACCGCTCAGAATGCGGTAGAGGAGGTGTTCTTGATCATGACCTGAATCTCGGACAGCTTGCCGTCGAGCGCGTCCGTCGCGTTGGCGATGGCCTCGATGTTCGACTGGATCGTGAGCCAGTCAGTCATCGACGGGGCGGGGTCCGCCGAGTCGTAGGCCACCTGCGACATCTGCAGGGTCAGCGGGTGAGTGGAGTCACCCTGCCCGCTCAGCGACACCGACAGCGCGGGCTGCACGTTGTTGATGAAGTTGGCGAGGTCGTTGTCCGCCGAGCCCTGATAGATGGCGTCGAGCGTGCCGGTGACGGTGATGGGGCCGCCCCAGATGGTGCCCGGGTTCTGCGTGCCGTTGAGCACCGGTGCCGGCTTGACGTCGCGCGCGATGTTGATGGCCACGCCCGTGTACTTGCTCCACGACTGGCCGCCGAGGAGGACGGTGCCCGTGAACGGCGGCATGTTCTGCACCGTGCTCGGGGTGTTCGTCGGCGCCGGGATGGACAGCGAGTTGCCGCCGATCCACGCCACGTCCAGCGTCGGGTCCTCGTTCGCCTTGAGGGTGAACTTGAGGCTCTGGGCCACCATGCCGGGAATCTGCCGCACGGTGCCGTCCGACTGGGAGAGGAATCCCGTGAACGTCGGCGGCTGCGCGTTGTGGGTCCCGTCGATGGTGTTCAGCACCGAGGTGGAGTGGTTGAACGCGCCGCCGGTGGGCGGGGTGGCCGCGGTGCCGGCCGTGCCGGTGTCCGTGTAGGACGTGCCGGTGGGCGAGGCCACGAGCACGTTCTCCCCGCCGGCCGTGTTGCCGCGGTAGACGTTGTACTTGACCGCACCGGTGATGGACGGCCACGAGAGCGGGACCTGCTGGTTCGCCGTGACCGTGGCGGACTTCTCCGCCGAGGGCACGGACTCCGAGCCCACGTTGTCCACCGCGGTGACCACCCAGTAGTAGGTGCCCGCGGCGAAGGTGCCGCCGGTGGCCGGCGCGCCGGGGGTGACCACGGGGGAGGCAAGGGCCTTCACCGGGTCCGCCACGCCGAGGATGGCGAGGAAGTGGGAGAACGCGGTGTCGCCGTAGACGTAGGTCTTGTACCCGAACTCCGTGTAGGACATGCCCTGAACCTGCCCGTAGGTCTTGTTCTGGGTGCCGCGGATGAGCTGGTCCTTGAGCGGGGTGGTCTTCCGGCTGAACTTGGGCGAGTCCACGGGAACCCACAGGTTCGGCGCCGCCATCGGCGTGCCGGGGGTCGCCTCCTTCGCGATGCCGGCCCACTGGCCGGTACCGGGCAGGTAGTTGGTCGCGTTAGTCATGCTTCACGAGCTCCTTACTTGGCCGTGCTGAGGGTGGGGTCCCCCGCCTCAGCCGTCTGGGGCGCCGTGGAGGCGTCGGCAACGGCCACGGGGGTAACGGGAGCCGGCGCGGGCTGCGCGGCCGGCAGAGGTGCCACAGCGGGCGCCTCAGCGGGGGCGGGGGCAGGAGCCGCGTCGTCAGCCTCGAGCTCGGAGTGCCCATAGGGCTCGTCCGTGGTCACGACGTCGCCCGGGAAGGCCACGAGGGTGGAGCCGATGGGCGCCTGCGCGCGGCCATCGGCGGGGGTCAGGGTGGCGTTGATGCCGACGCGGAGGCCGAACAGGGCGCGCGGGTACTGGCCGGCGAACCGGTAGGAGGGCATGGGTGATCCTTTGCGTCAGAACATGGACAGGTAGGACGAGGCCGAGAGCGCGGCCACCTTCTGCTGCTGCCGCTTGGCGGCCGCGTGCTTCACGTGGTGGCCGTGCCAGCCCTTGTGCGGGTGGTGGAGGCCCGCGCGCCGGTGCGCGGCGCGGTGGTGCACTGTGTGGTGGTGGAGCACCTTGCGGTGGCCGTGGACGCCCTTGTGCGGGTGGTGGAGGCCCTTCTTCCGCGGGTGCTTGAGGTGGTAGCCCTTCTTCCGGTGCACCTTGCGGGGGTGCAGGGCCTTCTTCCGGTGGTAGCCCTTCTTCCGGTGAATGGGGTGCGAGGGCTTCCGCCGCTTGTGCTTGAGGTGGTAGCCCTTCTTCCGGTGAATGTGGTGCCCGGGCTTCCGGTGGATGCGGTGCAGCGACTTCTTCCGCTTGTGCTTGAGGTGGTAGCCCTTCTTCCGCGGGTGCAGGAGGTGGTAGCCCTTGCGCCGGTGGATGGCCGTCCGTTTCTTGAGCCCCGAGCGGACGGTGAGGCGGATGCCGGCGAAGCGCCGGTGCACGGCGTTGCGGCGGATGCGCATGCGGGAGCGAACGTGCGTCCGCGGGGTCATGCCGGTGCCGCGGCGGCGGACCTGCCGGTGCCGGAACGACTCGCGCGCCATGGTCAGGCCTGAACCGTCTCGCGTACCTTGACGTCCACCCGGTTCCACGCCAGCACGACGCCGCCCACCACGGTGGGGAGGTCACTCTGCACCGTGATGCCGTCCGGCTCCTGCCCGCTGGACCAGATGACGCCCGGGGCGCCCATGGTGGGGTCCGCCCGCAGCCGGTCGAACGTGGCATCGAGCAGGGTGTCGAGCCCGTCCACCCACGTCACCTTGTCCGTGGGCGCCGCGGGGATCACGTACTGGTAGAGGAACATGATCCCCACGTCGTAGGTGACCACCTTGGAGCCGCCGTTGACGCCCCCGGGCGGGCCGATGGTGGCCATGCCGCCCACCGTCTGCCGGGTCTCGCCCTGCTTGGCGATGTGGATGAAGCCCGGCGTGCCCGGGAGGCCGCTGGCCGCCTGCGCCCACTGGTCCCCGAGGAGCTCCCACGGGGCATCCCGGTACAGGTTCGTGACTCCGGGGAGGTTCTGCAGGTAGGAGGTGACCGCAGAGCGCACCGATGAGCGGCTCATGTCGTCCTCCGGTACGGGTGCAGGAGGTACTCAGCCAGCCCGAGGTCGTCACCGATGCCGGCCTCGAGCGCCTGCTCGCGGCCGGGCGCCGTGCCCATGCCGTTGAGGACCACCGCCGAGTCCCCGCGCGTCTTGATGAGCGCTTTCGTGATGAGCACCGTCGCCTCTTTGATGTCCTGCGGCATGACGGTGGCGACGTCGTACTGCGCGTAGGCGTTCTGGGTGGGCGCCGCCAGCGGGATGGCCACGTTCGAGGCCGTGGGCTGGGGGGTGAAGCTGGCGTCGATGACCGCAACCTCAGAGGCGCCCTTGGACTGCAGGTTGAGGGCCATGCCCGGGCCGAGGCCGGTGGCGGAGGCCACCGTCACGGTCGTGGCGCCGGCCGCGGCCGCCGTCGTGATGGTCGTGTTCGCCCACCCGTTCACGTACTGCAGCGAGTAGAACTTGCGCGCGGCCACCCCGCCCGGCAGGGAGGTGCCGAGGGGGCCCATGCCGGTGGCGAGGGGCACCCAGATGACGTTTTCCTCGAAGGCCACGTTCGTGAGGTCAGCCAGCGGGGAGAGGCCGCCCGGGGTGTCTCCCACCGAGGCGCTCACGAGCTGCACCACGGGGGTGGCCTTGACCACGACGCCGATGCGGGGGCCCACGGACCAATGGGGCTGCACCCGGGCCTCGCCGTGCGCGGTGTCCACCGTCGCGCCCAGCACCTTCTGGCAGTAGTTATCCACAACCCCGGAGGCGCGCATGAGCTGGACGACGAGGGCCTGCTTCGAGGCCGTGGCATCGCCCGGCACGAGGTTGTTCGTGTCCACGCCCGTGGGCGAGGCGAGGAACTCCCACGGGGTCACGTACATCTGCCGGTTCGAGTACGTGGCAAGGGCCGGATTGGAGACGACAGACACCGGCGCACCTCCTCAGAGGATGGGATGGATGGGGGCCCGCGGAGGCCTCGGGGCGGCACCACTCCTGAGCGAACGGAGCACCGCTCGGATGGGTGGGTGAAGGCTCGTCCTCATGGGGTGATGCCGCCTCGAGGCAGCCACGCGGGAAGGGGTGCCTCGCCCCCGGGGTGCAGGCCCGGGGGCGAGGCGGTCAGAGCGCCGTCAGGGTCAGCTGGCGGCGATGTTCTGGATGACACCCATGGCCACCGGCGCCTTGTTGACGAGGGTGGACATGGAGTACACCTCCCCGTCCTCACGAGGACCGCCGCCGGCCACGCCCGCGTTGCGGGCCGAGGCGTAGACGTAGTCCGTGACGTCGTGGAGGTTGCGCAGCTCGAGCGTGTTCGTGATGTTCGAGTTGGGCAGGGGGAGGCGGTCGGTACGCGCGATGACGGTGCCCGGGGCGAGGTTCGGGTGAACCTCGATCTTGATCGGGACGCCGCCCGCGGCCTTGTTCACGTACCACCCGACGAAGCCACCGGCGATGGCATCCTGCCGCTCGCCCATGACGTTCGGCTGGTAGAACGTGGAGGCCGCCGGGGAGTTCAGGATGGCGCTCGAAATCGAGGACGCCTCCTGCGCGCTCATCATGTAGGCCGTGGGGGACTGGAACACGGAGTTCCAGATGGCCATGTTGAGCGTGTCCAGCTCCTTCACGGACTGGCCGCTGATGGTGAACTTCCCACCGTCGAGGGAGTTGAAGTACGCCCCCGAGTTGATGCCGCCGCCGCGGGCAACGAGGCCCGTCGCCCCACCGGTCGCGTAGTCACCGGCGAGGGTGGCGAGCAGGCCGTTGAAGTCGTTGACGTTGGCGGAGCGGTCGGTGGTGGGCACCGCGTTCGGCGCCGTCGAGCTGATGCCCGGCAGCGACGGAACGGCGGCGTTCGCCGTCGGGATGGAGGTGATGACCACCGTGTTGACCGTGGTGGTCGTGTAGTAGAAGCCGTTCACGTACCAGTCCCACGCGACCGCGCCCGGGAGGGAGGCCACGGTGGCGGTGACGGAGTTGCCGGCCGAGCCCGGGGTCGTCACCGAGGTGGTGGCCGAGGCGATGGTCGAGCCGACGCCAGAGGGGTTGTTCGTGAAGTAGGCGTAGCCCGAGCCGGTACGGGCAGCCACGCGGACGGGGACCGCGGTGGAGGCCGGGATCGAGCCGTTCGCGCCCGGGGTGAGGACCGGGGCGGCCGGGGTGCCGAGGGAGAAGTTCTGCCCGTAGAGCGACTTCTTGTCGGCGCCGATCTTGTACTGGTTCAGCGCGTTGAACATGGCGATGGACTTGGCATCGGCGTAGCCCTTGCCGAAGTCGATGCTGTCCCACGTCACCGTGTAGCCCTGACCGATCTTGCCGTAGAGCGAGGTGACGTCCTGCTCCTGAATGTTCGACAGCGGGGCCGCGTAGTCGAACGGGGTGGCCGGGTCCGGCTGGGTGTTGTTGACGTTGACGAGCGCCTTCCACTGGGTGAACTTGGCACCCATGGTCGGGGTCGTCTTGGCCAGCGTGTCGTAGAAGGTCGCCGGGACCGGGATGAGGGAGACAATCTCCTGCAGGTCCACACCCGTGAGGCCGGAACCGGAGTTGACGCCCTGCGTTGCCGCAGCCTTGGCCAGCATCTCAATCGACTGCTGGGTGATTGCCTCCATGGAGTCCATGGGTGCCTGCCTTTCTTTGGGCATGAAAAAACCCCGGGCCGGGATGGCACGGGGTTGAGGGGTGAGGGTTGGGGACGGTTACTGCGGGCGCTGGAAGTTGCGCGCGAGCTTGGCGTAGGCCGCGGTGGCCTGCGCGTGCATGCGCTCCTCCGGCGTCTTGGCCTGCTCGATGCTCTTGGCGAGGGCCGCGTCCTCCGCCTCGAACTCGTGCGCGCGGCTCGTGCGCTGCGCGAGCCCCGCCTGCCCCGTGGCCCCGTTGAGGGTCGGGGAGTGCCGATCATCGGGCTCGTAGCCGAGGGCCTTCACGAGCGAGGTGAGCGCGCTCACCTGCTCCTGCAGCTCGGACTGCGCGGTGGCCGACTTCTGCACCTCCTGAGCAACCGCCTCCGCGAACGGGGTCAGCACGCTCTTGAGGAGCTCCGAGACGGCGCCCTTGGTCACCGTCTTGTCGCCGTCGTCCACGGGGGGCGACTGCACGGTGTCCGTGCCCGGGATCGTGGCGGCGTCTCCGCCGTCGGCCGGGGCGGCCGCGGCGTCGGTGCCCTGCTCGCCGTCGCCCTCGCCGGCGCCCTCGTCCTCACCGGAGTCAGAGCCGCCGGTGGTGAGCTCGGTGATGGCGTCCGCCTTGACGGCGCCGATGAGCTTGCCGTCCTGATTGAACACGGCGACGAGCTTCTCCTCCTCGCCGTCAGCCTTCTCCACCGGCGCCTGCTCAGGAGCCGCGGAGGGGGCCTCTGCCGCGTCTGCGGGGGCGGCCGCGCCCTCAGGAGCCTCGGCCTTCTCCACGGGCGCCTCAGGGGCCGCGGGAAGCTGCGCGAGCACCTTCTCGATCTTGGCCGCCGCGTCCCTCAGGTCCGCCTCGTTGGCGGTGGAGAGCACCCGGCCGGCCTTCACGAGCGGCACGAGGAGCTCCACCTGAGCAATGGCCATCGGGTCGAGGTCGAGGACGGACTTGACCACGCCGTCCTCAGCGAGAGCAACCTCGCCGGCCTCACCGGCCGCGTAGGCGGCGAGGGTGGCAATGGCGCTGTCGAGGCACCACGCCACGTCCTGCAGGTCCCACTCGTTCTCCGAGTCGTCCCAATCACCGTTGAGCGCGTACTCCGTGGCCTCACGGGAGGCGAGGAGCTCCGCCGCGTACTTGGCGCGGTGCAGGATGCCGATCCACTTCTGCGCGGTGGCCGCGTCCGTGGCCTCCCAGTCAGAGGAGCCCGGCTGCAGCGCCTCGGCGCCGCCCTGATCGGAGAGGGCCTCAGTCACGTCGAGGTCCTTCTTCGCCTTGGCCACGAGGCCGGCCACGAAGTCCTTGGACATGAGCCCGCCCTCGCCCTCAGCGCCCTTGGCGATGATGAACTTGTGGCCGTTGGCCGCCTTGCCCACGAGGTCAACCCTCGGAATGTCGGCGTCCACCAGCTCGTTCATGTCTGCCGGCGCCTCAGGGCCGGCGGTCTTGCGGATGGTCATGCTTCTCTCCTGATTCGCTTGGCGGACCCCTGCGGGGACCAACCGGTGATTTCGCCCTTCTCGTAGAGCGCCCACGCCGTGTCATCGAGGTAGGCGCCCACGAGCCAATCGCCGTCCTTGACCACCCGGCCGTCCTCGAGCACCCAGTCCGGGCCGCGGTGGATCGTGTTCTCCACCACGTAGGCGCACCCCTCAGTCCCGTCCACGTGGAACAGGCCGACGGCTGGGCCGTTGCGGAGGAAGCTGTGCGCGGCGAGCTCCAGCTCCTCTTTCGTGAAGTAGTCCCGCTCGCCGTCGGCGCCGGTCATGATGAGCGGATCGGGGCCGGCCTGATAGGCGACTCCGAGGAGGAACTGACGGGCCATCATCGTCCTTCCACGTGAGGCGAGGCGGCGCAGCGGCACCGCGGATGGAGTGGGGGCATGTCGCCCGTGTCCGAGAGGGGGTGGGGGTTCATGAACGCGACGTCGAGGCACGTGCCGCAGACGCCTGAGGAGCTGGTCACGAGGTCCCACTGGGTCACGCCGGCGCCGAGGTAGGTATCCACGGCGGCGCCGGTGAGGAGCCGCGCGGACTCGGTGTGAGCGATGAGCTCCGCCCGGGCCGGGTCGTCCACGACGTCGCGCAGCGCCCGCCCGATGGCGTCCACCGAGTCACCGGCGATGACGCCCTGCTCCACGATGCCCGCGAGGCGGTCCAGCGTGGTGCCGACGATGCCCTTGATGGTCACGTCAGCGTCAGCGAGGGCCGCGGTGAGGCCGCCGCCGCCGGTGATGGCGGTGGGGTCAGCGAAGCCGGGCTGCCACGTGGACCACCCGGAGGGGTCCTCGCCCAGCTGCACCTGCGCGGCCATGGTCCCGGCGCCGTAGGCATCCGCCCACGCTGCCTGAACCACCTGCCTCAGCTCCTCGTCGTTGGCGCCGGCGGCGAGGGCCGCCTCAGCCGCGCGCTGGACCGGTGAGGGCTCCGGGGCGGCCTTGGCCACCGTGGTGCCCGTGCCGGCCTCCGCGGCGCTCTGCGCGGCCTCCACGGCCTCCTGCAGCTGCCCGTCCGTCCACAGGGCGCCGAGCGCGTCCTGCACGCGCGGCGCCCAGTAGTCGGTGAGCCTCAGGTCCACCTCGTGCTGCGGCTGCGGGTTCTCCGGGGTGTCACGCCAGCTAGACGTACCACCCTGTCCGACTTTTGGGCCGGCCTCACCTGCCTTGGCGACGGACGCCGGGGGCGGGGGCAGCTGCGGCATGGGCGGCTCGACGGCGCCCGGAGCCTTGGGCTCCTCGTCCACCATGCTCTCGGGGTCCGTGTCCCCGCCCTTGGGCAGGGGCACGATGGACTGGCCGATGACCATGATGCGCGGCGTGGGCGCCTCGTTGTCGATGGGCAGGCCGAGCAGCTCCTCGCGTCCCTCGTCCGGGGAGGCCATGCCGCTCTCGATGTAGATCTTCCACGCCTGCGCGGCGATGAGGCGGTCCTCCTGCTCGCGGCCGGTGTCCAGCTTCACCTGCACGGGCAGCCCGAGGTCGCGCTGCACCATGCGGTTGAGCAGGTTCTCGAAGAAATACACCCAGACGAGCGTCTTGACTCGGAACTGCGTCTCACCCTGAGCGTCAGCCGTGGAGCGGTTGACGTCCGAGAGGATGCCAATGTCCTGCGGCACGACGCCGAAGGCCCGGGCCGTCTGCATGGCGAGGTACTCGGGGAACGCCTTGTCGAACACGCGCGGCGTGGTCTCAATGAAGTTCGCCCCGTTGGGCACGGCGATGAGCTGGCCGGCGATGGACTGCTCGCCCTTGTAGAGGGCATTCCAGTAGGCCTGCCACTCAGCCACCTGATCCGGCGAGCTGATGTCCGGCGGCACCTCCATGAAGCCGCCGGGGATGTTGCCCTCAGTGAACATCTGCAGCAGGTGCCACTGGAACCGAATGTCGGTGTTGGCGTTGAGCAGGATCGACTCGAGCGGCGCCATGCCATACGGGGAGTCAGTCTGCGGGCGGAAGCGGAGGTAGTACATGTCCTCAGCGGTGAACCACTCGCGGACGATGCCGTGGGTCTTCTGCGCGTAGGCCGGCGCCGGCGCGAGGGGCCGGCGGCCGTGCTCATCGAGGTACGGCAGGATCGTGGGCGCGTCGATGTTCTCCCAGCCGATGACGTCACCGAAGCGGTTGCGGCGCCGCTTGATGGGGCCCGCGTCGAACGTGAGCATGTTCTCGAACAGGAGCGCCGTCCACTCCTCGAACGGGTGCTCACGGTCGGGGTACTCGAGGGCCTTGCGGGCCACCTCGACAGCCAGCTCGGCATCGCCCTTGGCCCCCGGGGCCGGGGTGAACAGGGGCTCCATCGACCGAATCTCATCGATCTTGTGGTTCTTGCAGTCCTGAGCCACGCCGTAGACGCGCATGAGCTCCCGCAGCGTCTCCCAGCTCGTGCGCCCGAACGAGGCGCGCGAGGAGAGGGCCATGTTGACGCCCACGGGGTAGTCGAACCGGCGCGGCACCCCGGAGAAGCCCTCCACCGGCGCCTGCGGCCGGCCGGGGCCGAGGTACGTGCTCGGGCCCATGCCGGCGGCCTGCACGGCGCCCTCGATGGGGGCGGGCACCGCAGCGGAGGGCCGGGCGAGCATGGCGGCAGACTTCACGATGCTGTCGAACAGGGGCACGGGTCAGCCTCCAATCTGGCGGGTCATGGGGGGTCCGAGGCGGCGGGTGCCGTCCGGGCGCACCGGGGCCGGTGCTGTGGGGTCGATGCCGTGCTGGGCGGCGGCGCGGCGCATGGCCTCGAGGAACGCCTCGCCCTGCAGGGCCCGGACGAGCATGCGGTTGAGGGCCTGCGAGAAGGCATCCACTTGGTCGTCGTGCGCGCTGTTGGGGAAGCTGGCCAGCTCCTCCACGAACTCATCCACCCACGGCGCGAGCGAGGCATCCGGCAGGTGGACGTTGTGGGCCTCCACGAACGCGCTCACCGCGGAGGCGCGCGCGTATTTCGTGTCCGTGGGGTTGACCGCGACGATGCCGGCGATGTTCTTGCGCAGCATGTCGATGACGGCGGTGCCGTTGGCCTTGTCCTCCACGAGCTTCACGTCGCACTGGGGCCACCGGGAGACCATGGCCTTGAACGCCACGAGGGTGTCCGAGAACGTCATGCGCCGGCGCACCTGATCCAGCAGGTAGACGTCCGCGCCCCGGTGCAGCCACAGCTGGCCCACCACGTAGTCAGAGCCCTTTGTGTCCTTGAAGGTCATATCCCAGCTCATGACGAGCTGATCGCCCTTGCCCGTGGTGAACCGCTGCCCGTCCTCGTTCTCCACCCAGAGGGGGTGCTCGTAGAAGCGCCAGTCGGAGCGCTTGAACAGGCCACCCTCGGCCGGGGCCGGGCGGCCTTGGTAGAGCGCGTTCCACGTGCGCGCGGACAGGCCGGCCTTGATGTTCGCCCACTCCTCGAGTGAGCGGCCGCGGGCGGACTGCAGCCACTCGCCCGGGGCCCGGCCGAGCGCGTCAACCTGCCCCTTGGCGGGGTCGTGGTCAGCGATGGCTGGAATGTTGATGAGCCGCCACGGGTAGCCATCGGACTTGAGGAACTTGCCGGCGAGGTCGTCCTCGTGCCAGCGGGTGAGGATCATGACGACGGCGGCGCCCGGGGCGAGGCGGGTGCTGGCGGTGGACTCCCACCACGTCCACACGTCCTCGCGCTGGGTGTCGGAGTCAGCCTCCTTGGCGCCCTTGTGGGGGTCGTCGATGATCATGAGGTCCGCGTGCTGGCCGGTCAGCGGGCCGCCCACGGAGGTGGCGAAGATGCCGCCGCGGTGGCCGGCCACCTGCCAGTTCGCTTGCGAGGTGACGTCGCGGGAGAGGGTGAGGTTGATCCGGTCGCCGTCCTGCTCGATGGCGTTGCGCACGAGCCGGCTGTTCCGCACCGCGAGGCGGTCTGAGTAGGACGTCATCACGATCTGCGTTGACGGCTTCTGGTCCAGCACCCACAGCGGGAAGTAGACGCCCACGCGGGTGCTCTTGCCCTCCTGCGGGGGGACGCTGATGATGAGCCGCGCGTTCGGGGTGGCGAAGGCCTCCATGAGCGCAGCGTCGATGAGGTTCAGCGCGGGGGTCTGCACCGTGCGGTGGTCAAGGGCGCCGGCGAGCTGGCCGGGGGTGGCGAAGTGTGGGGTTCGGCGCCCGTCGCCCGACATGTCCTTGATGGCGGTGGCGAAGGCCCGGCCGAAGCTCGCTCGGCGGGAGGCGGTGGGGGTGGGCAAGGCTAGATCCTGTCCCCGACACTTCCACCAACTCTAGGGTGAGAGTACCGGTCAATCGTTGGTTCCGACAAAACGCACCCCGCAGCGGGGTTTCAGTCCGCGAGCTCGCCCCTCAGCGGGGCCTCCACGGCGGTGAGGGACTCCATGCGCTCACCCACGGCGGAGGCCAGCGCGGCGCGCTGATCCGGGGTGAGGCCGACGTCCACCATGGCCTCAGCGAGGGAGGCGGCGAGGAGCGTGGCCTGAGCCTCCTCGAGGGCGGCCTGCCGCTCTGCCACGCGGGCCATGCGGGCCTCGTAGTCATCGAGGCCGAGGTACTTGGCTCGGCGGTCCATGACCTTGAGGTAGGTGTCCATCGCCTTGAGGTTGCCCTCGGCGATTTGGGGGGTGAGGAGCCGCGTGAGGGTGTCCAGACGGCTCAGCTCGAGGCCGAGGGCCTCCTGTGCCGGCTCGTCCACGTAGCGCTTGAGGTGGCGCTTCACGAGGTTGTAGGCGGCGCCCCGGCCGGAGAGCTCGAGGCGCTCGGCAATCTCCTCGTAGGTCATGCCGCCCTGTCGGAGCTTGAGCGCGTTGGCGGCCTTCTCCATCTGGGCCAGCCGTGCGGGGCTCGTGGAGGAGCGAGGGGACACGTGCACCTCCGATATTCCATGGTCGGTCAGCTTGACTCTGGGTTTAGGTCTGGTATTGTTCTAGGTGTCAGCAGGACAGCACACCACGAGAGGACGACGCCATGGCACTGGCCATCACGCCCGAGGACTTCAGCAACAGCACGACCGACCCCCTGCGCTCCCAGTGGACCGTGGGCAAGATGCGCCACGTCGTGGCCGCGCTGGGCGGCGCGGAGGTGATCGTGGTGACCGACCGCGGCACCGGCCACGCGGTGCAGGGCCGCCTCGTGGCGGCGTTCGAGGGCGGGCCCAGCCGCGGCGCCCGCCTCACCGTGGAGACCGACCTGCCCGAGGGCAAGACGACGCGGACGCACTACTTCATGGCGAACGTGAGCACGGTCATCCAGCTCACCCTCTCCCCGGCGGACATTGCCATGGCGGGGGCGAAGTGGAGGGCGCTTGAGTCCTACCGCAAGGAGAGCATGGCGGCCATCGAGGTGGCCCGGGCCCGTCACCCCGAGTGGGATTACGGCGCATGGAAGGGCACCCCGTGCGACGGCCTCGTGAGCGTCACCTACACGTCCCAGAAGCCCGGGGATCGGACGTTTGGCCACGAGACCGTGAGCCTCTCTGAGCTGGGTGCCCGGTGAGCGCCCCGACGGCGGCCGCCCCGGTGGTCGAGTACCACGGCGCGCCGGCCGAGTTCATGGGCTGGGACCCCCGGCTCAAGCCCTCCAAGCACCGCCGCTACGCCTACGCCGTGGTGCTGCCCGGCTGCCAGAAGCCGTGCTGCGAGGGCAAGGGCCTGAAAGTCATCCGCGCCGACCTTCTGACCGTGCGCACCTCCTGACCACCTGCCAGCACACCACCACCCCGGGGGGCGGCCGACCGGCCGCCCCCACCACACGAGAGGAACCTGACCATGGCACGGAACAACTTCGACAAGGTGACCTTCACCCGCGGCGTCCAGAGCACTAAGCGGCCCGGCGTCTGGCGCGTGGGCACCATCCGCGGCGAGCACGCGCAGCGGCCCCACGCGAACAGCCCGGTCCTGCGGGACGCGGACCTGTTCGTGGTCAACGGGATCGAGCACGACGGTTTCATGTGCGTCTACTGGGACGAGCGGCGCGGCCTGAACATCGACGGGTTCTACGTCAGCCGCCTCAACAGCTTTGGGGCCCGCCCCTCCGCCGCGGCCACCGCGGCCCTCTACAAGCTCTTGGACGACCCGCGGGCCGCTAAGGCCTTCTACCCGCCCACGGCTGAGGAGATGCACGCGGACGAGGTGGCGACGGGCGAGGCCAGCGCAGAGCTCATCATGCGCGATGTCAAGGGCAAGCTCCGCGAGTGGCACGACAGCCCGACCACCCGGGAGGCTTTCGTGGCCAAGCTGCGCGCGCTCGTGGCGGACCTCGATGCCTGAGGAGTACCGTGGTCGTATGCCTAAACCACGATTGACTCTCCTTGGATACGCAGAGCTTGCCGACATGCTGGACACCACGGTGCCCACCGTGCGGACCTACCTTGCCAAGGCGCGCAAGCACCGGCGCGAGGGGACGCCACGCCCGGGCGACATGCCCGAGCCCGATGCGACCGTGGGCCTCTCCCCGGTGTGGAAGGCGGCCACGATTGAGCGGTGGCTTGACTCGAGGCCGGGCGCCGGCAACGGGAACCGGCCGAACTGGCGGCCGGCCGGCGAGGGTGTGACCACGAGGAGGGCGTCGTGAGTCCGCGCGGCGTGCGCTCCGAGGTGGCGGCCGAGGCCGTGGCGCTCGAGAAGGACCTGCGCGACGTCGTGCTGCGCCTCTCGCCCCCTGAGGGCGGCGGCCGGGCCGACGTGACGGAGGTGGCGCGCGAGCTGGTGAAGCTGGGCTGGCACCGGTAGGTGGTTTGACCGTCCACCGCTGAGGGTATGGTGGACGGCGTAAGGAATCTGTAGAGGTGCTGAGGGCTCCGGGATGGTGTGACCCCCCGGGGCCCTCACTTTATGTCCGGGTGGCTTGACTCTTGGTTTAGGTGTGGCGTAGGCTCTGGGTATAGCCGGCCGGAGGGGCACCACACCCGCCGATTGACAACCGCATACCGAGAGGACCACTCAGATGTTCAACCTCATGTTCCAGATGGCCGTCCTTGCCCTTGGCTACCAGCCGCTTGCCGATGAGGCCACGGGGGTGCCGACCGGGGATTTCGTGAAGGGCGGCGTCAGCATTGACAACCGCCACGGCACGGTCACGGTGTACGCGCGGACCAACCGCGGGACGCGCAAGACGGTCACCCGAGACGAGAAGGACTTTCCCCAGAACGAGGAGCTGATTCGTGCGGTCATCGGCAAGATGATCCGCTCAGCCACCTACAGCACGCTGTAAGCGCCTCAGAGGCCCCGCCCGGTATGACCGGGCGGGGCCTTCTGTTTCGGCCGGCAGAGGCGGCATAGCGCCAGCCTCCGGGCCCATTGCGCGCAGAGCGTCAGCGGCCGGGCCCGAGGCGCGCGGCCTTGGCGTCCACCGGCGGGGCGTCGAAGTAGCCGCGCTGCTCCGCCGTCTTGCCGTCGTCCTGCGGGTACCACGCCTTGGAGTAGCGGTGGTCCGGGATGCCCTTGGCCTTGAACACGGACTCCTGCGCGAGCAGGTCCACCTCCTGCAGCGAGGCGCCCATTTCACGGGAAATGTCCTCACGGCGGTAGTGGTGCACCTCGAGGAGCTCGCGCACGATCGCACTCATGTCGAGGGCCACGTGAGTCCCCTTGGCCCGGTTGATGCGGACGGTCATGAGCATGGCCTGCGGCCGGTCCACGTCGAGGACAGCCACGGGCACGCGGCCGCCGTAGACGGCGCGCACCTTGGGCGAGTCCTGCGAGAGGCGCCAGCGGTGGAAGCCGTCAATCACGAGCCCATCGCGGGACACGAGCACGGGCTGAATCCACCCGGTGGAGAGGAGGCTGTGCTCGAGGAGCGCCAGCTCGCGCCGGTGCACCCGGTTCGGGTTCCACGGGTTGGAGTGCAGCGTGGCCGCCTCCACCCACTTGATGCGGTCAATGGGATCATCTGTCTCAGCCACGTCGGCCCAGCCTTTCCATGCGGCGCGCAAACTGCGCCTTCTCGTCGTTGTCGAGCGGCATGATGCCGCGGCGGAAGTTGCCCTTGACGATGCACTCGAGCACGTACTCGGTGGGGTACGCGCCGGCCTTCCGCGGGTTGTTCGCGATGTAGGTGCGCACGACGTCGATCTTGGCGTGGGCGAGGGCCTTCTGCTTGGCATCGGGCACGTGGTCCTCCACGTACCGGTCCACGCCGTCGAGGCCGCCGTCGGCGTACTCCCACACCATGCGGTCGCGGTCGTACTCGTCGTAGTAGCGCTCCTGCACCTCCATCTCGGGGAACACCTGCAGCACCCGGTCGTAGAAGTCAGGGTCGAGCTCGCGCCACTGGCCGAAGCGCTTGGCGCTCTGTGAGTGGAGCGGGGTGCTCACCCGCAGCGAGCCGCCGATGACTGATTGCGAGTCGTACAGGCCGCAGTAGCGAATGCCGCGGTCGTAGAAGTACCTGAACACGTCGTCCTGCGACCAGTCATAGATCGGCTTGCAGAAGTTCACGTTGGCGTGCTTGCCGGCGTTGATGTAGTTCTCCGACAGCTTGTTCAGCGAGGCCCGCAGCCGGTAATGCGACTCATCGGAGCGGATGCCGTTGAGGATGGCCACCTTGCCCTTGAAGCGCTGCGAGATGAGGGTCTCGATGACGTACTGGGGGACTGCCTTGCGCTCGGGCAGACCCAGCTTCTCCGCGGTCAGGGCCCACTCGGGCAGCGGGCGCACGTGCGGCCGGTTGGGGTCCCACTGGACGTAAGTGCGCACGTCACCGAGGACGTACTTCTCGCTGCGCATGGGGACGGCCCACCACAGCATGTTCACCCACGGCTTCTGCCGGTACTCGTTCACGAAGTCGATGACGGTATCCGGAATCAGCTCCTCGTCGTAGAAGGAGACGTTGACCGGGCCCTTGATGCCGCGCTCCTGCTGCACCTCGTGCACGAGGTGGAGGACCACGAGGGAGTCCTTGCCGCCTGAGAAGGACACCACCACGTGGTCGGCAATGTCGAAGATGTGGTGGATGCGGCGCTTGGCCTCATCGAGGACGTTCTCGGTGATGTACTGGCGGAACTTGGCCACGGCTCAGTCCTCCGCGGCCGGCAGGAACGTGCCGAGGTGGTTCACGAGCCGCTCCCCGATGCTGTCACCGGGCTGGGTGTCCTTGAGCCAGCGGACGTACCGGTACCAAACCTTCTGCTGGTCCTCGTCGTCGAACACGAGCGAGTAGGACACCACGAAGTTCGGGGCCTTGTAGTCAGACCACTCCTCGCCCTCGTCGTCGTCACCGAGCTCGTCGTCGTCGTCGCGGTCGTCGTGGGCGGCGGGGCGCGCCGGCCGGCCGTCCTCGAGGTCGAGGTCGAGGGTGGGCAGCTTGGGCAGGAGCGCGGCGAGGTCGTCCTCGGTGTACCCGGTGCCGTCGAGGTCGGGCAGGTCGATGAGGAGCGAGGAGAGCAGGCCGTCGTCGTAGGTGGCGAGGTCGCGGGTGCGGTTCGAGGCGAGGAGGATGCGGGTGGCCTGCTCATCGGTGACGTCGAGGTAGACCACGGGAATGGCTTCCTCCCCGCGGTCGCGCATGGCGAGGTAGCGGTGGTTGCCGTCGATGACGTACCCGGTGGAGCGCTGGACGCCGATGGGGGCAAAGACGCCGTTCTCCTCCATGGAGTCAGCGATGGCGTCCACGTTGCCCTTGTTCGGGTTGCGGGGGTGGGGGCGCACGGAGTCCGGCGCCACGAGGTGCACCGTGAGGTCGTGGGCGGGCAGGGGGCGGTCGGACATGGGGCTCCTCGGTGTGCTGGCAGGTGGGGGCATGCGAGAGGGCCCCGGGCGCTGCATGCGCTCCGGGGCCCTCAGGGGAGTGGTGCGGGCTCCTGCCGACTCGGCGGGCCACGCTACCTGTCACGGTAGGTCAGACCGGGCGGTGGGCGCCAATCAGCCCATGTAGTCGTCCCACGGTCGGCCGGGCTGCCAGCGGTAGACCCAGTGCCCATCGGTGGGGTCGATGCCGAGGGGCCGGTAGTACGCCGGGTCGGCGGCGAAGGGGTCCGCGCCCTGCCCTGCGGCGAGGTACGGCTGTGGCTCATCGAGGGCCCACACCTCCCCCGCGCGCCGGCCGCCGGTGAGGTCGGCCCGATAGTTGAACTCGTGGTCACGGCAGCCCTGCCAGCGGACTTCCCAGCGGCGCATGCCGGGCATGCCGTCGATGAGGTGCTCGAGCACCACGAGGTCGTGCCGGCGGTGGGCGATGCCGGCGGACAGGAGGCGGCTCTGCAGCATCGTGGTCGCGTCGATGGGGCCGGCGGGGTACGGGCCCACGTGGGACACGAGCTGGGGCTGCACGAGGCCGGGCCGGTGCTTGTCCGTCGTCACGACGCCGGGGAAGGCGGGCAGGGTGAACGGGATCAATCGCTGCACCTGCACTCACCGGTGGGGCGGATGATCGTGCCGCACGAGCCGCACCGCTCCGGGGGCGGGGTCACCGGCGCCCCGTCGTGTCGAGCTTGAGCGACTGTGCGGCCACGTTCACGGCCTTGGCGCGGTCGTGCTGGGTCGCGGCTCGGAGGGCCACGTACAGGGCGGCGGCGGTGAGGAGGAGGCCGAGGCCGCCGGTGGCGAGCCAGCGGCCGTCGCCCGTCCACACCCCGAGCACCACGAGGGCGACGGCGGCCACGAGGAGCACGAGCGCGGTGAGTCCGGCGCCCACGATGAGGCGGGCATACAGGATCGCCTCGGCGCTCAGGGGCCCCTCAGCCGGCTTGGGCGCCTCGGGCACCTGCACGGGCTCGGCGGGCCGGTACGGGCTCGTGGGGAAGGCGAAGGGGCCGGCGATGCCGCGCGGGGCGGACGGGTCGATGGGATCGTTGCTCATTTGCGTCCTGTCGTGCTCGTGGGTGCCTTGGAGAGGGAGAGGCCGCCGGTGGCCTTCTGCGGGGCTGGGGCCGGCGCCGGGGCCTTGGGGGCGGGCGCGGGCTGCGCGGGCCGCTGCGGGGCCGGGGCGGGCTGCTGGATGACGGTGGTGTGGTTCTGCTGGATGACCGTGGTGTGGTGGTCCTCGTGGACGCCCCATGACCATGGTTCGTACCAGACCGGGGCCGGGGCGGCCGGCGCGCTGCCGGTGCTGCAGCCGGTGAGGGCGAGGCCGGCGGCGAGGGCGAGGGCGCCGAGCGCTGCGGGGCGCCTCACTTCTTGCCCGCCCAATCGCACGAGGGGCCCGCGGAGTCGGTGTAGGTGTTCTCCACGCACATGACGCGGCCACCGTCCGGCGTGCCCACGTAGACGGCCACGAGCCGCGCGGAGTCCACCTGCTGCGGGGTCTCAGCGCTCGCGCACCCGGCGAGCAGGAGCCCGAGGGCCACGGCGGCGAGCACGGCCAGCACGACGGCCACCCAGAAGCGGCGGCGGGGCGGCGGGGGCACGTAGACGCCGGGCGGCGGGGTGGCGCTGTAGCGGCGTCCGGCGGGCGGGTACAGCTCGTCGGTCGTCTTGGCGTAGTCGCGCACGCTCTTGGCCAGCATGAAGGGGATCACCTCGGCGCCCCCAGCCCGGTGTGGTCCCAATCGCACGTGATGGCCATGCCGCCGGTGTCGCTGTGCATGGTGGCGCAGACGATGGGCCGGCCGTCCGGCATGGTGGCGGTGCCCACGGTCACGTCCGAGCCGAGGGTGCCGGTGTTCCTCGGCGCGGTGGCGCCGTCGCTGCAGCCGGTGAGCACGAGGGGCAGGAGGGCGGCGAGGATGGCGAGGGCGGCGGCCGCGCGGAGGAGGCGGCGGCGCACGGGGCGGGTGGGGCGGTTCACTGGGCAGCCTTCCAATCGAGGTACGCGGCGTACTCGGCCACGGTCATGAGCGGGCCGATGGTGACGGACGATCCGTGGCGGGCCCCGGCCTCGCGCTCACGGGCGAAGGCCAGCGCTGCGCGGTCGTCTGCGAACGCGCGGCTCGTGGGGTAGCCGTCCTCCGACGCGGCGTAGTGGACGGTGGCGCCCTTCACTGGGCACCGCCGAGGATGAATGCCTCGAGGCGGGCTGCGGTGGCGAGGACGTCCGTGCACGAGTCGAACGGGTGCTTGACCACGGAGAGGCGCGCGGCCTCGAGCTCCACGGCGTACTTCACGGCCATGGCGCGGGCCTGCTGCTCCACGGTCAGCATGGGGCGGGGCTCGCGCTGCTCGCGGCGGCGCTCGTGGCCGATGCCGCTGGGGCGCTGGGGCGGGGCCGGCCGCTTGGCGAGGTCGGCCGGGGTCGGTGCGGTCATGGCTGGGTCTCCTTGGGCGTGGGGAAGGTGAACGGGTCGGGTGCTTGGGCGATGGCGAAGGTGCCGCCGGGGGTGAGGCGGCAGAGGGGCCCGGTGTCGAGCCACTCGCGCTCAGCGGCGCACACGGGCGGGTCAACGAGGATCACGGTGTGGGCGGGGATGCCGCCGAGGGGCTCGCCGTATCCCACGCGCATGATGCCGGGGCCCTGCGGTGCGCTGCGGGCGGCGCGGCTGCTGCGGTGGACGTACAGGGCCACCGAGCCCTCCCAGACCTTCATGCGGCGTGCCTGTCGTGGCGGTAGACGAGGTGGCCGTCCGCGGGGTCGATGCCCTCGAAGCGGTAGGTGAGGGCCACCCCGCCCTCGCCGGCGTGCTGGGGGTGGAGGACGCGGATCGTGGGGCGCAGGGCTGCAATCCGTTCGAGGCGGCCGCCGGCGGGGCCGTCCTCGATGCGGGCGCGGAGCCTGCCCTCGCCGTCGCGGGCGCCTGACCACACGGCGCGCAGCTCGTGGCCGTAGATGCGGGGGTGCTCCTCGAGCACGAAGTCCGCGGCGCGGTGGGCCACGTCCTCGCCCCGGAGTGTGGCGGAGAGGCGCGCGGCCACCTCCTCAGTGGCGCGGGCGATGACTGCCTCGATGGGGTGGGTGGCGGCGACCACCTGCCGGTCGGTGAGCTGCACGGAGGTGGAGACGGGGCCGGCGAGCAGGCTGCCCTCCGTGCGAGTGAGCTGGGCGTCCATGGTGGTCCTTCTACGGCGTCGTAGTGGCAGGGGTGTGCTGCTCGGCTGGGGGCGTCCAGCCGAGGCGGAGGAGGAGGGCGTGCGTCTCCCGGTCGAGGCGGGTCTCGAAGCGGCCGGTGGCGTCCACGGCGGGCAGGGCGAGGTGCAGGATGGCCACGTTCGCGTGGCCGGCGCGCACGTCGAGCTCCACGGCGGTCAGGCCTTGGGCCTCCACCCCGTCGAGGTGCACCACGGTGCCGGCGCCCTGCCCGGTGGGCGAGCTGAGGGTGAGGGCGTGGGCGCTCATGCGGCGGCCTCGCTCCCGAGCTTGTCCTTGGCTGCCTGCAGCTGGATGGCCTGCAGCTCCTCGAGCGAGCTCATGCCGCGGCGGGCGGCGGCGGTGGCCTCGTTGGCCAGCTCCGGGGCGGCCTCGTCGGCGGGGGCCTTCTCGGTGTCCTCGTAGACGTGGCGCACCTTGCAGCCGGGCGCCATGCGGGGCCAGAGCTCGCTGGTGATCCATGCGCGCTGCTCGTCCGTGGCCGGGGCATCCATGAGCCACGCGCCGGTCAGGATGGCCCCGGAGAAGGCGTATCCGTAGGGCACGTTGAGGGTGGCTGTCACGCCGTCGCCCACGGGCGCGGGGGTGGCGAGGGGCATGTTGTCGGGCTGGTAGACCATGACGGCGAAGCGGTAGGCCGGGTCCGCGGTGAGGCGGGTGGCGGCGCCCTCGGTGTGCGGTACGGGCTGCGGGAGGTCGTAGCCGACGATGCCGGCGCTCTGCCGGTTGTGGGTGTCCTTGGCCAGCTCGAGCCAGCGGGGCGTCACCACGTGCTCGCCCTTGGTCACGAGCGCGGGCACGTCCTGCACGAGGGTGTACCCGTCCTCGTGCCACGTGTAGAGGCCGCCGAGCTTGCCGGCCGCGGCCGCCTGCTCTGCCATGAGGCGCACGCTGTCGTCCTTGAACGCTGCCATGGCGCCCTCGTCGCGGATGGCGGTCACGGGGCCGCCGGCGCCCGGGCGCGGCCGGGGATCGGTGGCGGTGCCGCCGCGGGCGATGCCGGCGTTCGCCCACATCATGGCCTCCTCCAGCGCGGTGAGCGCGAGGGACTTCTCGCGGCCATCGGGCACGAGGGCGTCAATCACGTGGGCGGCCTGCGAGGTGGTGGCGCGGATGCGCTCGTGCGCCCTGACGTCCTCCTCCCCGCGGGGCGGGTGGTGGCGGAAGCGGTGGGGCAGGTTGGGGGTGCTCATGACTCGTCCTCGAGGATGAAGTGGCCGTAGAGGCGGGACTCGGTGGGCAGGTAGCGGATGGCGTCAACCTCCGCGGCGGGGATGCGGACGGCCACCCGGCGGCAGCCGCACTCATCCACCTCGGTGACGATCCACTCGCCGGTCGTGCGGTCGAGGACGGCGCTGGCGGCGTTCTCGTAGACGGTGCCCACCTCGTCAACGCGGCCGATGGCGAGGCCGGCCTTGGGGGCGTCACACGGGCACTCGGGCCCGCAGGCCACGAGGGTGGCGTTGCGGAGCTCCTCGTGGGTGGCGGTGCCGCGGTGCAGGAATCGGGTGGTCACGCGGGCCTCCTCGCGGCGGTGGGGTCAGCGAGCTCCTCGGGGAAAGTCACACCGGCGGCGATGAGGGCCCCCACGATGACGTCCGCGGCGTGGATATGGTCATCGAGCTCGTAGTCGGGATCGAGGTCGTCAAGCTCGGTCTGGACGATGCTCTTGGCTGCGGAGTGGGCGGCCGGCTCGCGGCGCTCTGCGGGGCTCACGCGGCCTTCACCTGAGCCTCGGGTGCCTGCCACATGACGGCGCCGTGGACGTACCAGCTGGCCAGCTCGCCCACGGTGGCGGTCACGGGGGCCTCGAACTGGTGGACGTTCACGGTGTCGTCGTAGCGGTGCGGGCGGCGTGCGACCACGAGGGTACGCGTCCGGTCGAGGAGCGCGGGGTGGGTCAGCTCGTCCCAGCCGTGGGGGTGGGTGCCCATGACGTCGCGCACGTGGGCGGCGGTCTCCTCGTCCCGGGTGAGGGTGTCGAGGGCGACGGCCTGCGCGGGGGTGATGCGGCCGGCGTGGAGGGCGTCACCGATGGCCTCACCGATGGCCTTGTGCTCGGCGTGCGCGGTGTAGTCCATGGCGGCGCGCACCTCGTCGTCGGTCATGACGGCGGCCTCGGGGGTGGCCTCGGCGTTCTCCTGGTCCGTGGCGGGCTCGGAGGGCTGGGGCTCCTGCACGGCATCCACGGCCGGCGCGGGGGCCTCGGCGGCCTTGGCGCGGCGGGCGCGGCGCTTGGGGGCGGTGGCGGTCTCGGTCGTCTCAGCGGTCACGGGGTGTGCTCCTGTCGGTTCAGCGGGTGCGGGCGGCGGTGAGGCCGGCGTGGTGCGGGGGTCGGTGCTTGGCGGCCTTGGCGGCGTCAGACATGGTGGCGATGGCCTCGGCGCTGCTCGTGGCGGCCGTGCCGACGGTGGCGAGGGCCTTGACCACCTTGGCGAGGTGCTCGGGCACGGTCTCGGTGAAGTCGAGGATCGAGGGCTGCGCGGCCACGTCGCCCTGCACGAGCTGGAAGGGGCAGCCGTGGCGGTGCTGCGCGGACTCGCGGTGGCGTGCCCATGCGAGGTCGGCGCGGAGCATGGGCCACTCGTTGCGCTGGGCGTTGAGGCGGAAGCGCAGGTACTCGCGGCAGGTGTAGGTGTCTGCCATCTCGTTCTCGGGGTGGCGGCCGTCCTCGTCGGGCGGGGTGATGAGGGTGTAGTGGCTCATGCTGCGGTGGTTCCCTTTCGGTTGTGGCGCTCGTCCATTTCGGCGCGGGTGAGGATGACGTCTCCGACGCGGTACAGGGCCCGGCCTCGCGGGTCCTTGCCGGTGGGGGTGAGGATGCCGCGCTTGGTCCAGTTGGCGACGTCGTGGGCGCCGATGAGCTGGAAGGGCGGGCGGGAGAGGAGGCGGGTCACCTCGGTGGCGGTCAGCATCCGCTCGTGCGCGGCGGCCAGCATCTTGTCGCGGAGCGTCCGTGCCTCGTGCACGTGGCTGCAGCGGGGGCAGGTGATGGGGCCGGTGCTCTCGGCGGTGTAGAGGCGGGCGGTGCAGGTGCCGTGCTCGTCGTCCTTGTGCAGGCAGTAGCCGTGGAAGTAGATGCGCTCGGGGGCGTCCACGGCCTCGCGGGCTGCGGTGAGGGCGTCCTGCAGCTCGGCGTAGAGCTGGGTGGACTCGGGGCGGTGGCGGAGCCATTGGGTGAAGCGGGTGAGCCATGCGGCGAGGTCGGCGGGGCGCTGGGTGCGGGGTGCCTGCGGGGCGGTGGTGAGGATCATGGCGCGGGCATCGGGGTCGGGGTTGATGCGGGAGACGGTGTGGGCCTCGCGCGTCCACGTCACCCAGCGGGTGAGGGTGGTCTGCAGCTGCTCGCGGGCCTTGGCTGCGGCCTCGTCCCATACGAGTGAGCGGCCGGCGCCGCCGGCGGACTCGGGGCGGCGCACGCGGGTCTGCCGGGTCTCTGCGTCCTCGAGGTCAAGGGCGGCCTCGGGGACTTGCCAGAGGGCGGCGGTGAGCTTGCGGGTGCAGCCGGTGCAGAGGTGCGCGCCGTCGGCGGTGGGGGCCTCGCAGCGGCCGCACTCGGTGGCGGGCTCGCTCACTTGGCCGGGGCCCAGAAGCCGGCGATGGGGCGGGTCACTTCCTCGCCGGTGAGGTCATCCACCCAGACGTAGACGTGCACGCCGTTGTCGTCGGTGCCGCGGCCGTCGAACTCGTAGCGGCGGCGGGGCGCGGGGATGAGGGGCACCCACGTCGTCGGCACGGACGGGGTGCCGTCGGCCTTGTCGCTCGTGAGGCCGAGGTGAATGTTCGACAGGAATCCCTTGGCCGGCGTGCGGTGCAGCTCGTGCAGGCCGGGCAGGCCCTCGAGCGTCACGGTGGCCTCGCGCGTGGGGAAGTGCCCGTCGAACCACCGGGAGTGCACGGTCTCGCGGCCGTCCTCCTCGATGACCGTCGTGCCGGCCGGCGACACCGGGGTGAAGTCCGCGGCCGTGCCGTAGAAGCGGTTCGCAATGTCGCGCGCCTCCTCGGCCTCGGTCCTCGCTGGCGTTGGAGGCTTTCGGTAACGCTGGTGGAGATTCTTGGCGCGAGAGATGAGCGAGCGGATCACGGTGTGTCGAAGCCTCCATGCCCCCTGTGGGGCGTCGAAACGAGCGTGGTGTGGTCTTGGACCGGGAAGCCCGCCCTGATCGCTCAGAGCGGGCCGCACGGGCTGCTGGCAGGTGGTCCGGGCTCGGGGCTCGTGGCGCCAGATGTTTTAAGTGCCTGTGCGCGTTGTCGCCTCGGTCGTTCCGGTCGTCACTCTAACAGGGGGTGGGGGGTGGTGTTGGTCACACCTTTCGGGTGGTGGTGGGTGGGCGTGTCGGGTGGGGGCTGGTGGGGTGTTCGGGGTGCTCCTCGTGGGGGTGTTGCCCGCGTAGCGGGCTCGCGCGATTTCGGGATTTCAGTCCTCGTCGGGGGTGAAGCCTGCCCACGCCTCGGTGAGGTGGTGGACCTTGCCGGCGGGGGTGTAGTGCTCGCTGTTGAGGATGGCCACGGTCTTGCGGGCGGTCTCCTCGAGCGTGTGGGCGCGGGGGTTGACCGGGGTGCAGCGGTGGGGGAGGGGCTGGGCGTCCTGCGCGGCCTTCGCTCGTGCTGCGCGGAGGGCGTTGTCGAACTCGATCCGCTGCTGGGCGAGGGCGGTGCGGGATTCCTTCACCTCCCGTTTGGCGGCTTCCACGCGGGCGGTGAGGAGGCGGTGTGCCTCGGGTTCCTCGGTCTTGCCCTCGGGTGCGGTGGTGTCGATGCCGAGGAGCGTGCGCAGTACGTCCCTCACCACGGGGGCGTCGTACTGGGTGCCCTCGGCGTCGTGGGCGAGGTCGTCAATCTCGCGCTGGATGGCGGCCTTGAGCTGGTGGAGCTCGGTGGTGCGCGCGGTGAGGGCGGTGGCGGTCTGGCGGTGTGCTGCGCACTCCCGTGCGAGGCGTTCGTCGTCGCGCGGACCGGGCACGTAGACGTCCTGATGGACGTAGCCCTCGGGCACGTGGGGCTCCCCGTTGACGGTGAGGTGGACGCCGGCGTGCTCCTCCTCGGTGGTGATGACGTCGATGGTCACGCTGCCGTCGGCGTCCTCCACGGTCAGCTCGAGGTCGCCGGCGCGCTCGTGGCCCTCCTCGTACTGGTGGACGGCCACTTCTGAGTCGTCGTCAAGACAGATGATCGCGCGCATGTGCGGGGTGCTCCTTCTCGGTGGTGGGGGTGGGGACGCCGGGCCAGACGATACCCTGCCGGTTCGTGAGGGGTGGCGCCGGGCGCTTGGCGGGGCGGGGGTCCGGCGTGGTGGGGATGGGCTCGTGGTCCTCAGCCACGGTCGTCCCCGGGGGCTGCGTACTGGCATGCGTCGTAGTGGGGTGAGGTGTGGCCGGCCGGGAGGGGACAGGGGGCGTGCTCCACGGTGAAGCGCTGCCCTCCGAGCTCGTTGTGGCGGGCCGCGTTCTCGTCGTGGCGGCACGGGTCCGGGTGGTGGCCGCAGGGCTGCGCGTCGTCCTCGAGGAACGTGGGGCCGCTCTCGTCGTGGGGGAAGGTGAGGCCGCAGTCGTGGCAGCTGGCGCCGGTGTCGTCCACGTCCTCGAGCTCGCCGTCGCACGAGCCGCAGAACGGGCCGCTCATGTAGTACCCGGGGATGGGCAGGGCGGCGCTCATGCCTGCGCGCCTTCCACGGTGGTGGCGTCCCCGCTGATGGGGAAGGCAAGGTCGAACGGGGCGATGCGCTGCAGGTGCTCGAGCTGGCCCACGGTGGCGCCGTCCCACTCCTGCGCGGGCTGGGCGATGGTGGGGTCCCAGCTCTCTGAGGGGTCGATGGTCACGGTGAACGGGTCGTCGTCCTCGTCCTGCACGGGGGCGTAGCCGCAGACCACGGTGTCCTCCGGTGCGACGGTGACGCGGACGCGGCCGGTCAGGTGGGTGGAGCTGATGGCGACGACGGTGAGGCGCTCGCGCGGAATGTGGGGCAGGGCTGCGGCTGCGAGGTTCAGGGCTGCCTCGTTGTAGTCGCCGGCGGCCTCGCGGGCCTGCCGGTAGTCCTCGCCGTCCATGACGATCACGTACCCGTCCGGGGTGGGGGAGACGGCGGTGGGGTGGAAGGGCGGTGCCCAGTGCTCGGTGGTCATGGGTGGGTCCTCTCGTGGTGGTGTGTGCTGGCAGGGTAGTGGGTCAGGCTGCGAGGGGCTCGTGGCCGTCCTCGTAGCCGTAGGCGCAGTCGGCGCAGAGGCCGGCGTGGAACTCCTCGGCGGGGGCGGTGGTGTGGCACTCCCCGCAGGTGAGCGTCTCGTCGTCCATCAGATGCCCAGCTCGCGCAGGGTGGCGTTGAGGCGGCGGACGTTGACGCTGTGCTCGCTGATCTGCTCGGGCGTCCACTTGGCCTCGGGGTAGTGGCGCTTCACGGTGTCCCACTGGACGCCGCAGGCCTGAGCGATGGCGGTGATGCTCGCGCCCTCCGCCACGAGCTTGCGGGCCTTCTCGTGCCAGCACGGGTCCGCGGGGGCGGAGGGGGGCTGGGTGAGTCCGTAGCGGGTGCGGTAGCGCTGCACGGTGCGCAGGCTCACGCCGAGGCGCTTGGCGGCCTCGCGGATGGGCAGCTGCGCGTGCTCCATGAAGTCCTCGCGGTGGATGCGGGTGGTCACTCCTCGGCCCTGCTCACTTGGTCGCGCGGCAGGTGGCGGCCGCGAGGTCGTACTTGTTCCGGTCGGCCTTGAGCTGCGGGGCAAGGTCGCTCAGCTGTGAGGCCGCGGCCTCGAAGCTCACCGCGGTGGCCTCGGTCATGCCGTTGCTGATGACGCTGAAAGCGCGGTTGGCGTCCTCCATCACGGTCTCCCCGTTCGTGAGGGCGTCGAGGCACGCGGCGGGGGTGACGGCCTTGGTCTCCGTCTGCACGGCGGCCGGCGCGGCCGGGGCTGCGGGGTGGTTGCCCGCGGCGCCGATGAGGGCGCCGACGATGAGGGCGGGGGCTGCAATGAGGATGACGTGTCGCTTGTTCATGAGGTGCTCTCTCTCGGGTGGTGGGTGTGTCAGCGGTGGGTGTCGGCGGCGGTGAGGATGGCGGCGGCCAGCTGCGGGGCGTCCTCGGGGCGGAAGGCCACGGCGAGGCTCGTGCCGTCCTCCATGCCCTCGTCGATCTGGATCACGGGCAGCTCGCCGTTCACGCTGGGCCAGACCACGAGGCGGTCCCCGGTCTCGTCGCCGGCGTCGGCGTAGTTCAGGGTGGGGCGGACAATCGGGGTGGGCTCGGCTGCTGCGGTCATGGTCGTGCCTCTCTGGGGTGGGGTGCCCGGGCCCCTTGGCGGGGCCCGGGCGGGTGCGGGGTGGTGGTCAGGTGGTGCGGGTGGTGACGTCGGCGCGCTGCGCTCCGCGCCTGAGGGCGGCCTTGCAGTTGGCCAGCGCGCGGCCCTCGCGGGGGTTGCCGGGGATGGTGACTGCGGGGATCTCTGGGCGGTCGGGTATGACCATGACCGTCCCGCCGGCCGCCGTCGTCCGCCGCTCCTCCCAGCCAATGCTGATCGCGTACTGGTACACGGCGGTGACGTCCTTGCGCATGGGGTGTTCCTCTCGGGTAGTTCGGGGGCCGGTGTGGTGCCCGGGCCCCCGGGCTGGTACGTAACAGACTCTACACTGAACCTAAACCACGAGTCAAGCGTGCAGAGCTGTGATCCTCGGCGGTCAGTCGGAGTGGCTGAACGACACGGTGGTGACCGATCGCACGGCCCATCGGGTGAGCTGCGCGCGGCACCATGCGGCCTCCGTGCGCGCGGTGAGGGGGAAGCGGCCGGCGGCGCGCTCGAGCCGCTGCTCCTCGGTGGCGCCGGTGATCCGGTACACGGCGCCGAGGGTGCCGGCGTCCGGCATGAGGTCGTCCGGCAGAAGCTCCTTGAGCTGGTCGGAGCGGCGGGTGAAGGCCTTGACCATGGCGGCGGCGGCCAGACGGCTCTCGAGGGTGCTGTGGTGCCGCTGGGGGCGGGTGCTCGTCGGCGCGCTCACCGGGGCTCGATCCTGTCTGCCATCCGGCGGAGCCATGCGGCGGCGGCCGCGGGGCTGTCGAAGCCTTCCACGATGGCGCCCTCTCCGCAGAGGCCAATGAAGATGCCGTGTCCGGTGACGGGCTCGGGGTACCCGTGCACCTCCTCGCCGGGCTCCATGAGCTCCACGTCGGCGTCGTTGTGGTGCGTCCACTCAATCACGCTGCACGCTCCTCGTCCGGGGCGTCCAGCGTGAGGGGGAAGGTGCTGAGCGCGTTCGTGATGTAGTCCTGCTCGGCGCGCTTGCAGACCTTGCACGGCCACGGGTGCGCGTGGCCGGTGACGGCGCGGGCCCAGTCGCGGGCATCGCCCTCGAGCTCGCGGAGGGGGCGCTCAATGTGGTGGCGGTAGGCGGCATAGGTACCGACTCCCACGACGGCAACGATGAGGATGAGGATTTCCATTGCTAGGTGTGTCCCTTCGGAACTGGCGGTAGGTGGTGCTGGCAGGTGTCAGGGTACCGGGTCCCCCGGGGCGGTGGTGCACCCCGGGGGCCGGGCGGGTGGCTCAGAAGACGTCGTGCACGGCGCCCCCGTTGCGCACGGTGCGGATGAGGGCGGTGAGCATGCCCTTCTCGGTGCGCCAGTAGCGCACGATCCGGCGGCCGTCAGCGTCGGTGAGGACTCCGCGGTACTCGGTGTCGCGGGCGCTGCTCGGGTAGCGGGTGAGGGTGCTGAGGCGGTCCTCCCACTCGGCCAGCTGGGCGCGCTCCCCGTCCGTGAGCTTGGCGGCCACGCGCTCGGCCTTGGTCATCGGGATCGGGGCGCCCAGCTTGGTGCGCTCGGTGCGGCTGAGGAGGGACCATGCGCGGTCGGCCTTGGCGCGGTCGGCCTTGGCGCGGGCGGCCTCGGCGCGGTCCTTCGCCCACTGCTCGCCGGTGGCCTCGGCGTTGACCTGCTCGCTGTAGGCAATGAGGTCCAGCTTGGCCCATTCCTGCTCGGCGGGGGTGACCATGGCGGTGGTCTTGCGGGGGGCGGTGGCGGTGGCGTTCATGGTCGGTCCTCTCGTGGTGGCCTCTGCGGCCGGGCTGGTAGTTAGATGATATGCCACACCTAAACCATGAGTCAAGCGGTTTCCTCAAGTCTTTTCTGGACCGCCCTCAGGTTCTCCTGCTTGGCCTCCTCGTAGGCGCGTTCGATGGCGCGGGTGAGGCGGCGGAGGTAGGGGCGCTCGGGGTCCCGCTCGGGCTCGGCCTCGTAGGCGGCCGCGATGCCCTTGGCCAGCTTCGCGGTGTCGTTGAACTGGTCCACGGCCACGGCGCGGGTGCCGGGCTTGACGGTGCGGATGCCGGCCACCTCGATGGTGGTGAAGGCCTCGAAGGTCCAGCGCTTGCCCTCGCGGTGCACGTAGTAGCGGAGGGCCTCGGTGGGGCTGTCGGCGTACTGGCCCCAGTGCTCGCTGCGCTTCCAGCTGAGGGTGGTCTCGGTGCTCATCGGGGTGGTCCTCTCGGGTCGGGTGGGGCGCCGGTGGTGCGGCGCCCCGGGGGTGGTCAGAGGCCGCGGGCGGTGAGGGCCTCGCCGGTGTGGATCACCGCGCGCTGCTTCGCCTCGTTGTCGCGGTCCTCCTGCCACTCGCGGGTGAGGATGCGGTTGAGCTGCAGGAGCTCCGCGTCGGTGTGGTGCGGGTAGCGGTCGGCCGGTGCCAGCTGCTCAGCGGTGGGGGTGGTGCTCATGGGGCCCTCCTCAGGGGCTCGGTGGCTGGGCCCGTCGCCCTGCCTGACACCCAGACTCTACGCCAGACCTAAACCACGAGTCAAGCTGTCTGGCCAACTATTTTCGGAGGGGGTGGGACGGGGCGCCTCACTTGGATTACCAGCCCGAGAGGAGGGGCGCCCCGCCCCGGTCTAGAGGAGGCCTGAGGCCTCGAGTGCGTAGGCGTCGGCGCGGTCCTGCAGCGCTGTCAGGGTCGCCTCCTCGCCGGCGGTGGGCATGTCGTAGAACCACTCGACGGCGGGGCAGCTGAACAGGTCCACCCAGCCGGAGGCGTGCAGGAGCTCCACGCGGCCGCCGCACTCGTCCGGCGCGTCGTGCATGCCGAGGCTCACGCGGACCATGGCGGGCTCGGGGTACGGGCCGGCGCTCGTGGTCACGCGGTAGAGGGTCGTGACGTGGAAGCATCGGGTGGCCTCGCGCTCCTGTGCGCCCAGCACCTCGGCGCCGAGCTGGCGGGCAAGCTCCTGCAGGCCCTCAGGGACGTTCGAGCCGCCGCCGTGCTCGCCGCTGTGGACGCTCGTGCGGAGGCGGGTGGCCGCGGGCCGGCGGGCGGTCGGGTCCTCGGGGTCCTCGGGGGCAACGAGGTACACGCGGGTCTGGGTGGTGGTCATGGGTGCTCCTGTCGGGGGCGTGGCGGCCGCTCTGGGGCGTCCGCCGGGGCGGGGTGGGGTCAGATGAGGCCGGGGGCGGTCACGAGTCGGTACACGTGCCTCGCGCCCTTCACGCGGCGCTCCATCTCGCGGAGGCTGTCGCTCGTGACGTTGATCCATGCGTGGCCGTAGTCGGCCTGCAGGACGACGCATCCGCTGGCGATTCGGACGTTCTTGGCGTCTCGGGCGTAGCCCTTGGCCTCGAGGATCATGCCGCGCAGCTCGGCGTAGGCGGCGTGGAACTCGTGGGTGTCGTTGAACTTGGCGCTGGCCAGCTGGGTCATGGGGTGCTCCTCGCGGTGTCTGGCGGTCGTCTGCGGGGTCGGGGTGCCGGGGCCCGTCCTCGGGCCCCGGCGGCCGGGGTGAGGCCGGGAGGGTGAACGTGACGCTCAGGCCGTCCTCGGCGTGCTGGGAGTTGAGCACGAGCCACAGGGTGCCGCCCTTGATGGCCTGCTCCACCATGGCGGGGTGGAGGCCGGCGGCGCGGGCCTCGCTGCGCACCTCGCGCAGCTCGTCGTTCGCCTCCTCCATCTGCTTGGCAAGGTTGGCCGGCGCCAGCTGCAGCAGGGCGCCGTCTGCCAGCGCTGCCAGCAGCTCGGTGAGGTCGGACTGCAGCACCTCCGCCTTGGCCTTGACGTCGGCGGCGTGGGCCGCCAGCTGCAGCGCGGTCTCGTACTGCGCCACGGTGAGGGTGACGGTCTGGGCGGTGGTGGTTGCGGTCATGGTGACCACTCCTCTCGGGTGGGGGGCCGGTGGTGCGGCCCCGGTGGGGGCCCGGGCCGGGTGGCCCGGGCTGATAGCTAGACTCTACGCCATATCTAAACCACGAGTCAAGCGGGTCGGGCAGAAAACTTTTCCGAAAAAACTTTGGGAGAGGACTTGACTCGTGGTTTAGGTGTGGCGTAGATTCTAGTTACCAGCCCCGGGACGGAAGCCCCCACCGAACAGAGGAGCCCACCATGAACGCCAAGACTGTTGCGAACGCCGCCCGCCACGGGATCACGGTCACCGACTACACCGACGACCACGGCCGCAAGACGGTGCGCTTCACGAAGGGCGACCACTCCGTGAACGTGGTGAAGTCCAAGGCCGGCGGATGGCTCCTCAACGACCACGCCAAGACGGGCTACGCAGCCCGCGACAGCTTCACGAAGTGGCTGGGCGCCGAGCTCCGCGCCATTGCCATCCTGACCGACTAGACCCCCACCGCTGGGGCCCCACGAGGGGGCCCCAGCCCGACCCCCTGAGGAGGGACCATGCACGCCCTGACCACCCGGACCCCGGTTCACTTCAAGCCCGCAGACGGCAGCGGCAACATCGACGGCTGGGAGGCCGTCTGCGAGGACTGCGGGTTCCGCACGGGCTCGTCGCTGGGCGAGCGGTGGGCGGCGCGGCAGGGGCGCGAGCACGTGGAGTTCATGGCCCGCAAGGACACGGAGCGGCCGGTGCCGGCCGCTGAGACGGCGTACCGGACGAGGGACGGGCTCACCCACACCGTGCCGGCCGGCGGCCACTTCTGCACCCAGTGCGGGGAGACGGCCGAGTGGATCATGGAGCACCTGCACCCCGCGGGCTGAACCGAGCTGGAAGGGCCCCCACCGAGGAGGTGGGGGCCCTCTGCTGTCCGGGTCAGTCGGTGCCGACCGCGCTCAGCCTCGGCCGGGAGGGCTGGGCGCCGGCGCGCACCTCCACCACGAGCGCCTCGAGCGCGTCAGCCATGCGGTTCAGAGCGGCCGCCACGTCGTCAGCGGCCGCCGGGGCCGGCTCGGCCTGCGGGGCCGGCTCCGGGGCGCGGAGGGCCGCATGCGGGGCAGTCCTCGGGGTGGGCAGGAGGGTGTGCTGCGCGGAGTCGTCGGAGGGGTCGCCGGACAGGTCCGAGGGCTTGACGCGGAAGAACTCAGCGAAGGCGCGGAGCTCGTGCGGGCGGACGACCCGCTCGCCGGCCTCCGTGCGGCTGATGAGGCTGTTCTTGAGGTCGTGCCCCATCGCCTGCAGCTGGGCGGCCAGCTCCTTCTGCTGCAGGCCGCGGGAGCGGCGCAGGAGGGCGATGTTCTGGCCGATGGTGGTGTCCCTCGGGGAGGTGAAGCGGCTGGGCTCAGCCATGGTGTGGTGTCCTCTCTCGTTTCGTGCTGGCGGGGGTCACGCGGCGGGGCGCCGCATGTCTGTTGAGCGGGCCTCGATGGCCCACTTGTGCTCCCGGGCGGCGTCGTCGTGGGCCTGCACCCACCACGAGCCGCGCTCGGGGGACTGCTCGAGGACGGTCCAGACGCCGGGCACGCCCTCGACGGTGACCTTGATGCCTCGCTTGGGGCTGATGCCGTGCACCCCGGGGTCACGCCTCGCCACGGGCCTGCACCTCCTCCACGAGGTCAGCGATGCCGCGGAGGGCGGCCGGGCTGAGGGTGAACGCGCAGAACATGGCGGGCTGGAAGCCGGCGGGGTGGCCCTCGACGGTGGCGATGCGGCCGGCCTCGATGGTGGCCATGTCCGCCGGCGCGCCGGGGTTCTGCAGGGTCACGAGCGTTCCCACGCGGGGGTGGGTGAAGCTGCCGATGGTGGTGCCGTTGTCGAGCGTGCGGAAGGGGGTGGGCTGGGTGCTCATGCTGCCACCAGCCCGAGGCTCGCAAACACGCTCTCGTTGTCGCCCTGATCCTCGCGGAGGATGGCCTTGAGCACCCCGGTCTGGGTCTTGGGCAGCGTGAGGCGGTCGGGGTCGCCGGTGAGGTGCAGGCCGATCTGGCGGAGCCACGCGGCGTCCACCATGTTGTCGTCGCGCACGTCCTCCCCGGTGCGCTTGAACCATGCCATGCGCATGTCGGACTTGTCGGCGTTCCCGTCGCCGGTGGCGAACTTCTTCACGGTGCCGGGGCCCACGAGGACGTAGGGCACGCTCATCTGCAGGAGCGCCTTCCGGGTGATGCCGTGGACCATGCCGAGGCTGAGGTTGGCCACGGCGGAGCGGGTGCTCACGAACTTCTCGACCACGGCCAGCTCCGCGCTGGCAGCCGCGAGGCGGATGCTCGCGGTGAGGTGGATGAGCCGGCGGTCCCCGGTCACGCCCTTGGGGTACTTGGGCCGCTCGAGGCTGCCGTCGTGGCGGGCGATGCCGGTGCCGGTGATGCTGAGGTCCAGCCCGATCACGCGCTTCACAGCTCCACCCCGGTGTACTGGTCGTCCGCGTACTCCTCGGCGCCCTCGCAGGCGGCCTCCTGCTCGGTGGCGGCGTAGACGGCTGCGAGGCCGGCATCGGTGAGCCACACGTGGGTGCTCTCCTGCCGGCGCCGGGGCCCGTCCGGGATGGAGGTGGTCACGAGGCGCACCTCGCCGCGGTCATCGGTCAGCCGCAGCTCGACGTCTCCGAACACGGTGCCGGTGAGGCGGATGCTCTGGGTGCTCTTGAACCCTCCGAGGGTGTCCTCGCGGGGGGTGGTGATGGTCTCGTGCATGGCAATCGCGGGCACGGTCATGGGGTGGTCCTCTCGGGTTTCGGTGGTGAGCCGCTCTGCGGCCCTCTGAGCGCCTTTCATGCACTCAGGGGGTGGTGGTGCCCATCGAGGGCTGCAGACGGGTCTGGGGCGGGGTGGAGCAATCCTGCGGGGCGGTTGCGCACGGGCTGCTCGGTGTCCTCGATGAGCCTCTCGTAGCGCAGGGTGGTCAGCTCGTGCTCCAAGGCGGCGTTCTCGCGGCGCAGCCGGTGCACGAGGCCGCGGAGGTCGTCACGCTCGGTCTTGAGCTGCGCGGCCTCGCCGTCGAGCATGCAGATTTGGTTGCGGAGCCGGGTCTTGAGCCGCTCGAGGACGGCGCGCTCGCGCTGCAGGTAGAAGCTGGCCATCACTCGCACGGAGCGCCGGGCTGCCATGTACTCGCTCGGGCTGAGGGGCCGGTAGCCGGGGGGGATGGTGGTGGGGAACTCGCTCACCGGGGTGTCCTCTCGGGTGGGGTGAGGGGGCGCTCCGGGTGGTGCCGGTTCACGCCCGCCTCGCGTACAGAAAGGTGACGATTTCGGAAGTCAGTAGTCAGTAGTCGGTAGTAGGTAGTAAGTAGTAAGTAGTAGGGGGTCATTTTTTGAACCATCCTGAAACCCTTCTGAAACCCTTTCCGCCGTCGTCCTGAAACCCTTCCGGTAAGGGTTTCGGCATGGGTTTCGGGGCCATTTCAGGAACCCTCTAGGAACCCTCTGGGAACCCTTTCGGAACCCTTTCGGGCCCGGGGCTCGGGGCCCCGCCAGCACCCGGCCGGCGGGGCCCCTCGAGCTCACCCGCTGATGTGGTGCACGATGGCCAGCGGCGCCGTCTCCGTGCGCACGTCGAGGGCCGGCCGGTTCAGGGCCGCCCACACCTCTGGCTTGCCCCACGCCTGCAGGTCCGGCTCCTCCCGGTGCATCCGCTGCAGCTCGTGAGTCAGGACGGCGCGCAGCCTCGGGCTCGCCACCTCAGCCATGGCACGGACGACGGCCACGGCCATGTTCGGGGACCGCATGGCCCCATCCCGGCGCACCACGCTGCGCACGAGCGCCTCCTCGGTGTCGCGGTCGATGACGAGGAAGTGCGCGGCCTCGAGCTCGGGGGCAACGGCCTCGATCATGTCCGCGGTCATCCCCACCGCCCGGGCTGCCAGCCGCTTGGGCCGCCAGTCGAACGCCCCGCAGAGGGTCCGGCCGGGCGCCGTCATGGCCAGCTGCCAGAGCCACTGTGCCTGCCACGAGAGGCTCGTGAAGTCGTCGTCCGTCCACAGGCTCTCGAAGATGCGCGTGTGGCGCTCGGACTTGGGCGCGGGCATTAGTAGCCGCCCTGCTGGCCGCCCCAGCCGCCGCCCTGCTGGCCCCAGCTGCCGCCCTGATCCCCGCCCCAGCCGCCGCCGCCGGCGGCCTGCTGGCCGCCCCACTGGCCGCCCTGCTGGCCGCTCTGCTGGCCGGGCTGGCCGGCGCCGCGGTTCGTCTTGATCGGCTTCGCCACCGCCCGGCGCAGGTCCGGGCCGATGGCCTCAACGCGCACCTCCATGGATGAGCGCTTCTCGCCCTCCTTGGTCTCCCAGTTGCGCGTGATGACCTTGCCCACGAGGACCACCGCGGAGCCCTTCACGAGGGACTCGGCCACGTTCTCGGCCGTGCCCTTCCACGCCGCGCAGCGCCAGAAGTTCTTGTTCCCGTCCTTCCAGTCATTGGCCTGCCGGTCAAACACGCGCTCGGTGTCCGCCACGGTGAAGTTGGCCACCGCGTCCCCGCCCGGGGTGAACCGCAGCTCAGGGTCGTTCGTCAGATTGCCCGTGATGGTGATGTTCTCGCTCATGCCTCGTTGTCCTCGTTCGTGAAGTTCTGCACCCCGGCCGCCGGGGTGGGGATGGTGGCCGCGTGGGCCTTGACCTGCGCCTCGCGGAGCAGCTCGTTGATCGCGGCATCCGCCTCGTCCGCGGTGAGGTCACGCGGCAGGGCAATGTCCCGCCCGGTCAGCGCGCTCAGCCGGTCGGACTTGGCTGCAGCGGTGTGGTACCCGGCGCCCATGAGGGCCGCCTTCACGTGGGCCAGCTGGGAGTCCCCGGCCGGCGCGGGCGCGGAGGGGTGCTGCACCACGGCCGCCGCCCGCGGCTCCGGGGCCCTCTGCGGGGCCGGTGCCGGCTCTGCGGGGGCCGGGGGCACCACGGTGAGGGGGCGGGGCTCGAACGCCCTCTGCCGGCGCACGGAGCCCGCCTGCCGCGGCATCGGCGTCTGCGGCTGCTGCGGGGCCGGGGCCTCCACGAGCTGGCCCTGCTCGTCAACCACCTCGCCCAGCTCCTCCGGGGTGTAGACCACCCCGTGCAGCACCTCGGAGCAGGCCTCCCGGGCCACCTCCGTGATGGCGCGCGCCTTGAGCATGGCCTTGGGGTAGTGCTTCCAGTTGTCCTTGTGGGTCACCTGCGCCCGCTGCGCATCCGCCATGGTCCACGTGGCCCTGAACGTGAAGTCAGGGTCATCCACGCGCACAATCTCGGCGGTCATGCCCTCCTCGAGGCTCCCGTACACCCGGAGGCGGTGGCCGGCGCGTCGGACGAGGGTGCTGATGAGGTTCGCGCTCGCGCTGGGCTTGCCCTCGATCACGTGCATGTCCGTCAGGACCGTGATGCGCGGCAGCTCGAGGGCCTGCGCGTACTCCACCGCGTAGAGCAGGTTCGCCGGCCGGCCGCGGAAGTGCTTGGGCAGCATGTCGGACGCCGCCAGCGTCTTGGCCCAGTAGATCTTCTCGGCCATGCCCTCCGTGGGCTCGATGACCTTGGCCAGCTCCGTGCGCGGCGCCGGCTCGGGCTGCTCCTGCTCCTGCGGGGCCGGGGCGGCCTGCTCCGGGGCGGCGGCCTCCTCGACCACCTCTGCGTCCTCAATCTCCTCGGGGTTCTGCGTGCTCATGACGCCCTCCTCTCGAACTTGGGGGTCATGAGACCCATGGGGTGCTTCACGCGTGCCTTCCGGCGCCGCTCCGTCTGCGCCAGCCGCAGGCACCACGTGAACTCCTCGAAGGCCTCATCGATCTGGGCCGGGCTCGTGGCCATCGGCCACCCCGTCGCGGTGTCCTCAGTGATGTGCACGAGCATCGTGGCGTCCACGTGCGGGGCCCGCATGGGCTCGCACCCCCCATCCGGGTAGAGCCACTCCGCGCGGCTGTAGGCCGCCAGCTGCAGAGCCGTCTTGGGGGCCGGCTTGCTCGTGTTCTTCCAGTCCACCGCCACGATGGCGCCAGCGAGGGGCCCGCGGCCGAAGCTCACGATCGCATCCCCGCGGCCGGCGTACCCCAGCCCGGTGTGCACGAGCCCAAACTCCGCCAGCACCCCGCGGCTGTCAGCCGTGGCCACCGGGGCAAGCGCCCACTCGTCCACGAACCTCCACCACGCCTCGATCCGGCGCCCGGCCGGCGACTGGGGATCGTACTCCACCTCGACGCCCCAGAGGAGGTCGTTGATCGCGTCGTGCACCTCGGTGCCCAGCGTGGCCGCGGCGTCGCGCACCTCGTCCGCCTTGAGCGCCATGTACCGGGCGGCCTTCTCCACCCCGTCCGGGCTGCGGTCGCGGCCCACGAAGTCCGGGTTGGCAAGTGCCCACTCCGCGGCCACCTTGGCCTGCCAGAACTCCAAACCGCTCGTGTCCCCGGTCGCGTAGTTCACCGCGGTGGTCACGCCGATGGTGGTTTCGTCGCCCACGTAGTGCCGGTGCTTGTCCGCGTCGAAACGGTACTGGGGCGCCTGCTCGGGCAGGATCGGCTGCGCGCTCACCGTGCCACCTCCCCGTCCTCAATCACGATGCCCACGGTGCCGGTCTCGTCCACGCGCTCAACCCACAGCTGGAAGTCGTTCGCGGCGGCCATGGCCTCGAGCTCGGCCATGCTGGCCCGGTCCAACAGGCTGCCGTCCCGCACCCACATCACGCGCAGCTCGGGGCTCGCGGCCATGCCGATGGCGGTGCTGGCCCGCAGCTTCTCCGCGCTGCTCGCGCTGCTGAACGGGAGGCCGTTGAGGGTCACCCCGTCGTCATCGAATCCCAGCCCGGGCACCGGCATGTTGGCGGCAGCGAGGGCCGCGGCCTTCCCCTCGTCCAGCTCCTCGATGGCCCGCCCCAGCGTGTCCACCCGTCCGCTGGCCTCACGCCACAGCACCTCGGCGTCGGCGCGCCGCTCCTTCGCGGCCACCATGGCGTTGATGTTCTCCGCGTTGGCCAGCTGCGTCTGGACCGGGGCGGGGTCCTCAACCTCGCCCAGCCGCGCCACGTGGCCGCGGTTGAGCTCCAAGGACTCCCGGGCCGCGGTGAGCCGGGCCTCCAACTCGGCCACGAGGTTCTCGCAGCTCACGACGTCGGCGGCCGCGCGCCGCCGGTCGGCGTTGCGGGTGTGAATGTCCTGCAGCTCGTTGGCCAGCCGGGAGAGGTTCACCTCCTCGTCCGGCACGCCCGGCGGCACCGGGGGCAGCGCGTCGAGGTGCGCCTTCGCCGCGGCCTCCGCCTTCTTCGCCGCGCGCCGGTCAGCGAGGAGCTCGGCGCGCTGCGCGGCCACCTCCTCAGGGCGGAAGGGCAGGTCCACCACGCCCAGCAGCATGGCCATCTGGTCGGAGGGGCCGGCGTTGATGAAGGCCAGCGGGTCGAAGCCCACCTTTCCGGCCAGAGCCTTGAGCACCTCGTCCGCCCCGCCCGGGTACTTCACCCCGTCAGCGGTGGTCACGGTCACCGTGGAGCGCCCGCCCGTCCACCGGCGGGTCACCACGAGGTCCCCAAGGTCAACGCTCACGGAGGCCCGCTCTGCGCCCTCACGCACCGGCCGGTCCAGCCCCGCCATCGCGGCGCGGCCGCCGAGGGCCGCCCACAGTGCATCGATCACGGAGGACTTGCCCTGCCCGTTCGCCCCGGTCAGGAGCACGACGTCGCCCTCGGGGGCAATGTCCACGGCCTTGAGACGCTTGAAGTTCTCAGCCTGCAGCCGCACCACGCGGCGCCCGGCCAGACCGCCCGCAGCGGCCACAGAGTCGTTCTGGGTGATGGTCATGGTCAGGCCGCCTTCGGGTGCTTGGGGTGGTGGATCACGGTGCCGTCAGGGCGGACCCACGGGCCGCGGTACCGGGCCCAGTCGAGAATGTCGTTGAGGCCGGCGTGCAGCTCCGCCTCGAGGACGTCGTGCAGCTCGCCCCGGTTGTCCACCGTGCGGGCACGGTTCACCTCGATGCCCGGGTGCGTTCCGGCCTCGAGCTGCGCCAGCTCGTTGAGGGTGCCGATGTAGTCACTGAGGTACGTCTCATCGACTTCGCCCTCGATGTACCACGCCAGCCGGCGGGTGAGGCTGTCGAGCGCCTCGGCGTCGAATGCCATTCCGTAGTCCTCGTGGAACTCGGTGGCATACCGGTGCAGAATGATGGCTGCCTGAACGCGCGTCACGCTGCTACGCTTGGGAATTGTCCTACTGCTAGTCATGTGGTCTCACCTCTCGGGTACTGCATGAATTGGTGGTAGTGCTGGCAGGCCCGTCGGGAGTGGTGTCCCGCCGGTCCGGGGAGGGGCCCATTGAGCTACGGCTCTGGGCCCCTTTCTCCTGTCCGGCCTCAGCCGGCCATCCGGCCGTGCCGGGCAGCGCTGCGCGCCGTGGCGCCGAAGGGGTTGTCAGTCCGCGGGTCCGCGCCGTCCCCCTCCTCCTCGGCGGCCTCAGCCGTCACGAGCATGGCCTCGAGGAGCGCAGCCACGTCCTCGGGGGTCATGAGCACCTTCCGGTGCCGCCCCATCCGGTGGGGCAGTCCCTTCTCCTTGATGAGCTGGCGCACGTAGAACCCGGTCATGCCGGCGTCCTCGCCGCCCAGCTCCTCCGCAACCGCCTCAGGGGTGCGCAGCTTGGGCAGCGCGCTCACTCGGCCACCTCGCGGGCGCCGGTGGCGTGCATGAGGGTGAACAGGGAGGCCAGAGCCTCCTGAAAGACGGTCTTGGGGCTCGGGTCTGCGGCGTGCTTGGCCATGGTGAATGTCCTTCTGCGGTGGTGTGGTGTGTGGTGCTGGCAGGTCCGCCCAATTGCACCCAGCGGGTGGTGAGGAAGCTCACTGTTACCTTTTGGCAACTTCCGCCACACTGGCGGCCAACTGTGGGGCAACTGGGGCCGGTACGAGAGAAGTTAGTACACCTCCGACAAAAAAACAACCTAGCAGGTGACACCTTCACCCAATGCCGGCGAGGAATGAGACAGACCGGTCTCTCTGAAAGGTGCACCTAACATGCTCCGATTTGCACCTGAAAGGGGATACAGTTTCTCCTGTTCGGAGCGCGTGCAGGGTGCTCCCGATCACACAGGGGAGACACCACGCCATGCCTCGTCG